TCAGTTAATTGGCTGTTTCACACCTTCCCACTCTTTGACTGACTCCGACTTCCAGCGGTTAGGGTTACCGGGGAAGTCCGGGGCGGGGAACGGTTTCGCAAAACCCCGCGGCATCGTGTCTGTGCTTTGCCATGACCAAAGGGTTTTACGTGAGATTTTGTATCGACTGGTCAGGTCTGACGTCAGCAAAATATCATCCATCGTTTTTCTCCAATGGCCCGAACTGGGCCATTTCCAAAAGTAATATCAAGAAACCTGACCCGGCAACGCGCGCAACCGGCGCATACCTGTCATTGCCGTGGCCACGTAGCTAGCCTTACGGTTCACTACCTCCACCCAGACCTTCACACCTTCAACTCTCACCGTGTATGTCTCCTTCATCTTGCTGCGGCCATAGTCGCCGTAACGTTCTGCATGAGTGGCCAGTGCTATGTCGCATGCCTGACGCGCTAACGGGGATTGCTGGTTGCCTCGGTTAATTAATCGCATGGTCACCGCCTTCTGGATTGGATGGTTGACGGAAAACCGCTCGGGACGGCGACCAATCGCAATATGCATCGGTTTCGGTATGCCCGAAAATTGCCTTACAGCGACGGATATGGGCGCAGTCGCCGCAGGTCTTACCCTTCGGGAGTTGCATTTTATCGGGGTCTGCCGGGTTATAATTCAGCTCAGTCATTCCAGGCCTCCAGCTCGTTCTGGATTTCCTCGTCGATCTCGTCATTGGTGGCGTCTTCGTTTAGATAGTCGCGCGCCTCTTTGAGATACTGTTCTCGGCGTTCGTGGTACCAGGCAGAGAACTCCGGTGACCAGCCGCGACCATTACCTTGAAAATCAACCAGAGCGTTGTCCTCAGCCATACGCTCAACCATGCAGTCGGCAGTTGTCAGGGCGCATTCCCGGATGTAACCGCGAAGGTGGTGTTTGCGCCACCAAGGACTTACTTTCGAATCGCAACATCCTTTGAACTCAATTTCCCAGCGGCGGATGCAGCGTGCGTTTAAAGATTTACTCATCTCGTTACCGGGAGGGTTCGCCCTCCCGCCTCCCTTAGGCCATGTATTCCGGTTTCATATCCGCCAAGGTGATGCTGAACTGATCGTGCAGTTCGTCGCCCAGATGACGTTTCGCCGTTGCAAGAACTCGCTCAACTTCCCCAAACCGTTCAGCTGCATCCGGTTCATCCGGAGACGGCAGGGAGTTGATCGCGGCTTCAACCTTGTTACGTGAATCAACCAGGTAGTAGCGCTTCACTGCCTTATTCTTCAGCTCGGTGAACAGGGCAGACCCGAGAGTGGCCTTCGCGCTTTCGATATCAGCGCGCAATGCTTTGGCGCTATCAACATCCTGAGCAGCATCGATGCGTTCGCGGAAATCATCAGCCAGTGAGTCGATATTTACCGACGATTCCTGTGCGCTTTGCGTGGTTGTGACGGTGTCACCTGAGATATCAGCCAGGTTAACGTGCTTCGGTGCTGGGTTAATCTCTTTCTCAGTGCGTGGCTCAACTTCATCTGGACTGTAGACGCCGAGGATGACTTCTGGGCAGTACAGGCGAGCCCAATACTTCACTGCCAGATAAGCGATCTGCTGCTTCGGCGCTGTTTTCCACAGTGGCGAGTTACGTGTGGTGATATCTGCCAGGTAGATTGGCTCGCCCCAGGTGATTTCTTCTTCTCCGCGCAATACGGCGCCAACCCGGATAAACAGACCTAATTCATCACGACCGTCTTTTTTCCCGGCGATCTTCTCCCAGTCACCGCCGTACTCGTAATGGAAGCGGCCAATAATGGCGCTGGAACTGGAAATCACTGCGTTAACCAGTTGCGCTTCGTAACCCAGAACGCCGTTGACCAGATGCGTTTTCTGGGCAACTGCGTATGGGTTCATTCCCCACTGCATAGCCTGCATGACGATCGCCATACAGTCGGCGGGCTTCCCCGCCAGGTGTTTGGGGACGGTGACGGCAGACTGCGCCATCAATTCAGCGAAAGAGGTAAGCTGGCCGAGCGCCTGCACGTTGAATACAGCGTTGCTGGCGGAAATGGTGTTAGGAGCCTGCTCAGTCGTAATGATGTTGGTATTTTGCATGGTCAAATCCTCCCTTAAGCCAGACGCAGCGCTTCAAGGCGGCGCAGGTCGAAGTCGTTCAGTTCGTCGGTGTAATCAGCGGTGATCGGCGCTGGCCATTCGCCAGTGTCAAAGCCGGTAGCGATAGCGCGCATCGCCTTGCGGTACTCGAGCATGCCCAGCTCCAGCAGTTCGGCGGATGCCTCGATGATGGCGATCCAGTGGTAGTTCTCGTCTTTGTTGACGAAAATCCAGAAGAACTGGTCCAGTGCCGCGGTCTCGCAATACATGGCGGCGCTCAGGTGATAGTCACGGTCGATGATTTCGCGGTGCAGTTTGGCGCGCAGGCCTTCCTGCTTAACGTTCCACATGCTGATGGTTTTCAGGTCGGCACCGATGCGCACGCCGTCCAGGTCGATCTCAAGGTCAGGGCGTACGCGGACTTCAAGCCCGGTTTCATCGTCAAAGCCAAAGTAGCTGACCTCCACGGCGCGGCTCGGGTGCTGAAGCAGCATCCCGGCGGTTGGGTGTGCCAGTAATGCCGACTGAATAGCCAGTGCGGTGCTCAGTTGCTGACGGGTTACCAGCACTTTTCCTTGCGGATTCTCGCGCCAAGCATCCAGCAATTCGTCGGCGAAGACGGCGTCCGGATTAACAGACTTCACGGCCTGTATCAGGTCTGATTTGGTACCGGACACTTTCAGTGGTTGGGGCTTCTGCGCCTCCTGTGCAACCAAGTCAGGATTGATGATTGCCAGTTGCTCGAGCAGCGCGTCACGGCTACCGCTGGTTTTCACCGGAGCAGGCAGAGTGGCGTTGTATTCCTTGATGCAGGCTTTCGTCGCCGCTGCGGTCTGCTTCTGGTCAGCTTCGATACGCTGGTACTCTTCTGGCAGCGACATATAGCTCTGGCCAGTTTCCTCGACTGACCCACCCAGCGGCACCTGAGCAGGCAGTGTGGCGTTGTGTTCTTCCAGCAACACTTTGATATTGTCGGCTGACAGCTGCGCCGGCAGGCTGGCGTTATACTCATCAATAAACGCGCGAATAGTTGCTGTTGTGGTGAAAGCACCATCTGGAATCACCGGTTCAACGCTGAATTCTTCGTCGAGCTGCTCGGGCTGCAGCGCCAGCGCATGCACCAGGTTGCCCATATCCAGAACCGGGGAGCGCTCTTTCGTGATGATCTTCTCGACGTGGCGTGCGTTGAAGTACATCAGCGACACTCGCGCGTCTTTTACCTGGGTAGAGCTGATACCGTTGGCTGCGTGATAAACCTCGTTCGGCAGACCTTCGTAGCGGCCTGGCTCGAAGTAGGCGGGATATACAACAGCTGGTTCGTCAGATTGCGCTTCTGGCTCGGTTTGATTCGCTTTTTGGGTGTTTTGATGCGCATATTCATCATTCTGATGCGCATTTTCCGGTTTTTGTTTCACATCGGCTTGCTGGCCGGTATGTGACTCTTCACCAGTTTCCAGACTGCTTTCGCCTGACTGCACTTCATCACCAGCCTGTTTTTCATCACTGACAGTTTCTTCCATCTGCACATCGCTGGTGGTGTCCTCATTAACTGGTGAACGGTCATCTTTTTGTTGGGCGGTTGATGCGAGGTCTTCTGTGATCCATTTCGGGTCTGTAGCGTCACTAATCCCCTCAACATATTCGCCGCGGGAAGCTGCAAGAATTTTGTTTACCTCTTCAGCTGTTACTTTTTCCTGTTTCATAGGTACAGGCATAGACGAACGACCGCAGGCTATATCAACGAGCAACGGATCTGGGTTGGCGTGGTCGGTTTCCGTCAGTACTCTATTCAAATATTCTTGGTGTTTTACAGGATCAGCATAAAGTCCTTCTGGTGTGGTTTTTACTGTTGCGATGATGCAGGCACGTGAGTAGTCCAGGCCACCAGGAATTGAAACGAACCTCTCTCGAGTCGCCAACCATTCGGGATCGTCCATCTTATTCATAATGGAGTTTGCCTGCAGTTCTATATCCAGAGGGACGTTGTAAATATCAAATTCGCGGTCACGGGCACGTAGCGCCAGAGCAATCTCATGCTCCAGACCGAGAATGGTTTGCGGGAATTTACGGTCAGAGATAATTCCGCCGCCGGCGTTCGCACCTGAAGGTGTGCGATTAATGGTTGTTACACGATTACCTTGGCTCCATTCTTTAACCAGCAGGCCGCGATCGATGTATTCAGTTTTGAACCACACCGTCAGGAACTGGATAACTGTTGCCAGCTCCGGTTTCTTACCGTCGACAGGGAAGACTTTCTTAACGGCATTCACGACTTTATGAATATCGTGTTCAATCGCTTGTTTGAATGCTTCCACATTCTCAGCGGCCAGCAGCAGGTTTTGGGCGTACGCGTCATCAGTGTCCATCTCAAGGCGGACAATCTCGTTTTTCTGCCCGGCGTCGACGTGATAGAGATATTCACCTTCACCGATGAACTGAGCCAGTACGCGCTGACGGAATGGCAGGGTGGCTACGACGATCAGGTTCGGCTGCTCTGACTGCTGAGATTCTTCTGCGGTGCTGTCTTCAATATCTGCGTCGTCGACAGACTCATCTTCAGCCTGTTGTTTAACATTCCAGGTGCGCTGGTCTTCGGCCAGTTCATAACGATCACACCAAGTGAAATCAACTTCACCTTCTTCCGGAAGGTCATCAACAACCGGGAAATCAGTGCGAATCGGTTTGGCGTAGTCCTTACCGCGACCCGTTTCGATGCCAGCATCTTCCAGTGCAACATCCAGCTGCAGGTTGGCGCGAGCCTCGGTTTTAGCAGTGAACCAAATCACTGCATCTTGCTTTCCGGATTTCTGAGTGGCTTTAACCACATAAAAGAATTCCATGTGAGATCCTCATTTTTGGGTGTTAGAATCCCCGGGCCATTGATAGCGCCCATTGGGTTAACTTTGGTTTTAATGTTGTTTCCGGTGTAACTTTGGTCGGTACCACCGGACGTAGATCCCGCCTTGCGCGGGGTGTACGTTAGCCTTCGTGAGCCATCTGGTCGTGCGAAGCGCAACGTTTGGAACAATACTCTTTCTCTTTGCGCGCCAGCAGTGAGCCGTTGCGATAGAGAAGGGTGCTTTTGATTACTTCTTCCGGTTTAACCGGCTTGCTGCAATATCCGCATTTCTTGTCTTGCATTACACTCTCCGTTAATGGCTGAGGCCATTCCCCAGACCGTTCAGATAAACTTCAACCAGCAAATCCCTGGTGTAAGTCATCTCAACGCCGCGATGCAGATACAAACGTCCGCGAGCGTTAGCTGATGCCGTCCAGGTTGAGTCTTTGTGTTTGACGAGCATCCCCGGCTGAACTGCGCCGCGGTTTACTGTCTGTGTACCGTAGTGCTGATGAACCATGATGTTCTCCAGTTTTTCTGAGTGAACTTTGCTGGTGGTGCCGTGGTGCTGATCTTCACAGTTGAGCGTTTTAACTCTGCAGTTCACCACCGCGAAGCTCACTTCTGTTTTGCCCTTGTCGCCAGGCTGGCGGAACGTTTCAAACCTACTGCGCGTTAATCTCACCACCTCATTCCGGTTTTCGTATGCCCCGGACGGCTACTTCGTGGGCGTCCTGCCTCGGTGGTTGTGTTGATGGATAGAGTAAAACACTACTTTACTATTCGGTCAAGCTATGCGGATCAAAAAAGTAAAGTAATGCCGTACAGGAGCAAAATTTATGCAGATTATTGCTGTGGATGTGGGCTAAAAATGGATTTGATTAAAAAAACATTATTGAGGATGGACTATGGAACGTGATGAACTGGTTGAAGATCGCGCAGCATTCATTGCGGGTGTGATTGGTGGTGCAGTTGTCAGTCTGATAGCTAACAGGATAGTGATCAACAGGGATGCGATTGTTAATAGCCTAGAGGATAAGCGCAAAGCCGTTGGTAATGTTATACACAAAGGATTACTGAGGGATGCGCGGAGTTCGTGAGAAAAGGGCAATAAAAACCCGACGCGGTGGCCGGGTTAAGGTTTTTTCATATAGAGATTTATCAGGAGTGTTATTACTGGCATGGCAATAGAAAGTAACAGGATTCCAAGCATCCAGACCTTTAAGGCACTGACCTGAGAATTAACGAAGTCTTTTCCTGCCTTGCCAGTTATTTTTTCATCGATATCAACAAGTTTTTGTAAAATAGTTGAAACATCTGTTTTTGTGGCAGAGCTGGTGCTAACCAATCCTCTAATATCTAATCGAGCTTCGGAAAGGTTGGTTTTAATGTTTTCTACATCAGCTTCCAGTTTAGCTACTCTGGCTTCAAGCATGTTGCCACCTCCACCGCCTTTACCTCCACCGAACTTTTCATCAAATGTTCTTTCATTGAAAGATTCAGGTCGTCCATTAGGGAGAGTAAAAACATTATTAGGAATTGTCAATTTTACTACTCCAATTCTTATCCACTGCAAAATATGAAGTTTTTAAATCAATCGATTCCCAAATGCTGTCAGGCTTGGCTTCCCTGAATAGTAAGTTTGCTTCGATACGGTAAATTCCAGGTGCTATGGCTGTAAAAGATTCAGCAGCAGCCATTAACGCAACGAATTCACCATCGTTACTCCACTTGGGTTTATAGTTCAGTAGATTATTATGTTTCAGATTTGACAAAGTAACATCTTCTTCATCGTGAAAAATTTTAATCTCCAGAGAGTAGTTGTCCTTACCGTTGAATCCAATAACACCGAAATGAACTACTATGGATTTTTCCGAAGGAAATTTATTACATGATATGCCAAGAGTAGGCGTAGAATCCCCAGCGAGCACTAAGTCTGCGCTGCCTGAATAAACAAAGGCTATTCTAGCTTGCTTGTTATTCGACACTTTATTCATTCCCCCTGCGAACGAATCCGCCCCTTCATGTACTTATCGTACAACTCGTCTAGCTCTTTTAATCGAAGTGCGAAAATGCGGAGCATGTTTTGCTGCTCCTCTTCAGGCAACTGGCGATAAAGCTCCAGCAGTCGCTGCTCGTCCGGCTTAAGACCGTCCTTCTCTCCGACATCTTCACCAAGTAGCCAGGGGACGGATACCCCAGCAGCATCAGCAACCGCTAACGCAGAACTTTTGCTGATTCTTCCTGTTTTGAACCAACTGGAAACAGCCTGCTTACTGACACCAGCAACCCGGGCCATCTCTGTTTTAGAGAAACCTTTCCGGTTCAGTTCTGTAAGCCTGGAGATCAGCCCAGTAGTCATTGTGTTTTCGCTCATTTCACTAGTGTAAATGATTGCTTTACCAGTCGGTAGGCATTCGCTGATTGACTCATTGGTAAAATAATGCTTTACTTTTTCCATCTAAGGAGGTCCTATGACTGGTATTGAGAAAGCTATTCAAAAGTTCGGCACAGGTGCGGCACTCGGAAGAGCGCTTGGATTTTCAAAAATGACAATTTCCAACTGGAAAAAAACTGGCATTCCGCCCGATCACATTCGCTCTGTTTTTGAGCTTACGGGAGTTACTCCGCATGAGTTGCGGCCTGACTTATATCCCAATCCAACTGATGCCTTACCAGTGCAAGAAACGAGGGCATAACCATGCAGTCACTGTCACTTCATCAAAATAGCGGATATCAACCGGCTGCGATGATAAATCGCAATCAACCTGTCTCGGTAGATAAACATGACCAGATCCGCGATGCCGTTCGTGCGTGGGCGGGTGTAGATGGTCAGGATGTCGTTTCTGCTCTGATCATCGAAGAGTACCAGGCTCAAGGGGGAGACGAGATCACTTTCCCTGATGACCTCAGCCGACAGCGTCAGAAGCTTTTCCGCTTTCTGGATAACCATTTCAACAGCGAACGGTACCGCGAAAACGTTCGCCAGCTGACTCCGGCAATCCTCGCTGTCCTGCCGATTGAATACCGCAATCTTCTGCTACCAGAAGACAACGTAATGGCTCGTCTGGCAAGGCTGGAGAAGGAAACCAGCGAAGCGAAGATTGCTGTCGCAATGGATGCGCCACGTCATCAGAAGCTGAAAGAGTTGAGCGAGGGGATCGTGGAGATGTATCGCGTTGACCCTGGGTTAACCGGTCCGTTGATGGAAATGGTGCAGATGATGCTGGGGGCTATATGACTGGTTCAAAAATGGCGAAAGCCGCGGTGCGGGAACACCAACGGCTTTCAGGTGCAATTCGTTGCGTACTCATTGCGAGGAAATTATGTCAGAAAAATCAGCCTTCAGAAAGATAGATGGGCCACCACTTTAGCGATTAAGAGGTTTTTATGCGTGATTACGCAACCGTTGCGCCTCAGTTCTGGCTTGGAAAAACAGGCCGTGAACTGAGGAAACAAGGCGCGGAGGCGCAGGTGGTTTCGTTCTATCTGATGACCTCGCCACACGCAAATATGCTCGGGTTGTATTACCTGCCAATTCTGTACATAGCCCATGAAACGGGTCTGGGCTTGGAAGGGGCTTCGAAGGGGCTAAAAAGCTCCATTGAAGCGGGATTTTGTAGCTATGACGAGGACACTGAGATGGTTTGGGTGCATGAGATGGCCGCTTATCAGGTTGGTCGATCGCTGAAGCCAGGGGATAACCGCTGTGCTGGTGTCAGGAATGAATATATGTCATTACCTGAAAACCCTTTTTTATCATCATTTTATGAACGTTATAAAACAGATTTTCACCTTAGTTTTAAACGTGAATCGCGCCAAATTTCTGAAGGGGCTTCGAAGGGGCTACGAAGCCAAGATCAGGAACAGGATCAGGAACAAGATCAGGATAAAGATATTTTGGGGCATGGCTCGGCCATTCCCCGGGGGAGAAATACTTACCCGGATGATTTTGAACTGGCGTGGCAGGAATACCCCAAACGCGCTGGTGGTAACAGCAAGGCTGATGCGTTCAAAGCCTGGACTGCACGGATTAAATCCGGCGCAACAGTGCAGGAGCTTACTGATGGTGTTCGGCGATACGCGGATTACGTAACTGCCGCTGGGAAACTTAACACCGAGTATGTGAAACAGGCATCCACGTTTTTTGGCCCCTCAAAGCACTACGAAGAGTCGTGGTCTTTCGCGGCGCCAGATGGAAAAAGGGATCCGAACAAAATTTCTCAGCCCGATAAAGCGATTCCGACCGGATTCAGGGGGTAGCGATGAAAAACATGGTTGGTACAGGAAGTGCGCTTGAGCGCCTGAAAAAACTCATTCCACCAGGCGTTCAGCCGAAGTTCACCAGCGCAGCAGAGCTGCTGGCGTGGCAGCGGGAAGAAGGCCTGAAGCGGTGTGAAGAACTGGACAGGCTGAATCAGAAAGCCCGGACAGAGAAAATCTTTGGCCGCTCAGGAATCCAAAGCCTACATCGCAGCTGCACGTTCGCGAATTACCAGGTATCTGGGGAAGGGCAGCGCAAAGCCTTCACGATGGCAAAGAGCTACGCACAGAATTTCGGTGCTGGGTTCGCGAGCTTCGTGTTTAGCGGTGGCCCTGGTACCGGGAAAAACCATCTCGCTGCAGCAATCGGAAATCATTTGCTTTCTGGCGGGCATAGCGTGCTGGTCGTCACTATCCCTGACCTGATGCTACGCGTTCGCGAGTGCTACGACGGTGGGCAGTCAGAGGCTTCGCTTCTGGATGACCTCTGCAAAGTCGATCTGCTGGTACTGGATGAAGTCGGTATTCAGCGCGGAAGCAACGGCGAGAAAGTCATTCTGAATCAGGTTATCGACCGTCGCCTGTCGTCGATGCGTCCGGTGGGGATCCTGACGAACCTGAACCACGAAGAACTTCTCGGAGCGTTGGGCGCGCGGGTTATCGACCGTCTCCAGATGGATGGCGGAATGTGGGTGAACTTTGACTGGGGCAGCTATCGCAAGAATGTTAGCCATCTCCGGATCGTTAAATAACTTCGAGGGCAAATCACTATGGCAAGCAAATCACTGTGGGCGATCGTCGATTTTCTTCGGATTAATCAGACGATCACGCCGCGTCAGGTTCAGAACCTTCTGGGATGCGACTGCAAGAAAGCACACAACCTGCTGCTTCACCTGGTGCGCAGAGCGGTAGTAATCCGCACTGGCGAGCCGCATCGCCCGGTCTATTCACTTCAGCCCGGCGGGGAGCTGAACATCAAGCAGCTCAAATCGAGCATGAGCAAAAACATGGTCACATCAGTTTGCCGCACAAGTCCGGCAATGCAGCGTGTACTGGCGTTTTACGGGAGAGCATCAGCATGAAACCAACATACGAAGAACTTGAGCAGCAGGTGCTCGAACTGTCAGTACAGCTCGCTAACGCCGAGAGCAAGTGCAGGGAGCTGGCGGCGGAGAATGCAAAACTAGCTGACTGCGCAAACTTTTATCGGCTTGGATTTAAGCCTGTAAAAGGGACATTCGGTATTGAATGGAAGCCAACAGAAAAACTACTGGATGACTGCGGAAATACAGCAATTGAAGCAATCAAAACCCCGGCGACCGACGCTTTCCTGGCTGAAGTGCGGGCGCAGGGTGTGGAGATGTTTGCGGACTTTTGCGGTGAAGAAAACTCAGTATTCGTCGAGGCTAAAGCTTATTACCGTTCGCTATCGGATGCGGTTGATGAGTTCGCTGCCCAGCTTCGCCAAGGAGCCAAATCATGAATAACAAAATTGTAGCGATACCAGTTGAACGCGACCAATACGGCTACTGGACTCACCCGCTTTACGACGCATTCTGCGACGGGCGTGAATTTATCTCGCCTGATGAGTTCAATGTCTGGCTGAAAGAAAACGGTCTGGAATGGAAAATCGCTTACCGAGATGAAGATGATTTTGACCCTGAAGTTGATGGATACGATATCTCAACGTGGCAACCTGAACCCCCTGCAGGTGATGGCTGGTTTGTTGGTTCCATCCATGACACCGAAGATGGAGCAGTATGCATCTGGTTACGCCAGGAGACCGCCCAATGACAGCACTCAACAAACAGGCGCTGCGTGAGCGCTATTCATCGCAACCAGTACCTAAATGCCACATTTGCGGCGCGGAAATGTCAATTCAAGCCGCTGGCGCTGGAGGCGTTACATACGGATGCACGGGTCGCATCGATAAGGATGGAGAGGGTTATAAATTCGCAGAAGGGAGACACTTCGCGGATGACCATTACGCTCGCTCTCGCGTAACTGATTACAGCCCAAGCGGCGACCCTGAAGTTCTGGCGCTGCTGGATGAGCTGGAAGCGCTCCAGTCTTTCCGTACCGCATTCAATGAGTGGCACGATAAAACAGAATGGGTGCAGGGTGATAAGCGATTTGACGTCATTAAGCCGTGGGGTAAGCACCGCGCCGACGTTCTGAAGCTCTATATCGATCACCTGGAATCAAAGTTGGAAGCCGCAGAGAAGCAAAATGCTGATTATCTAGCGCGACTGGATAGGCTTGAGCGCCGTTGTGACCATCAAGGTAGTGTTTATTGGGATGCTTCCGGCGTTAAGCGTTGCGCACGTTGCGGAATAGCCGCTGGCATTGGCGTGAAGGGGGAGTGAGATGGTAGAAGTAACGCTCCGCAATGCAGATTGTTTCGACGTCTTCCCACAATTTGAAGACGGTACCGTTGATCTGGTTTGCGCTGATATTCCCTACGGCACTACCCAGTGCCGCTGGGATTCGGTGTTAGACCTGCAGGTGATGTGGCATGAACTCTATCGCATCGCCAAGCCAACAGCGGCTATCGTGTTGTTTTCCGCTCAACCATTTACCAGCGTATTGGTTGCCAGCAACTTACGAGACTGGAGAGCGGAATGGGTATGGGAAAAGGGGAATGCCACTGGCTTTCTGAATGCCAAAAAGCAGCCTCTTCGCGCACATGAAAACATCGAGGTTTTTTACCGCCGCCAGCCGACCTATAACCCGCAGATGACCGATGGCCACATACGCAAGACCAGTAAGAGGAAGACCGTCAATTCAGAGTGCTACGGTAAGGCTCTGTCGCTAACTGAATACGATTCGACACAGCGGTACCCGAGAGATGTTCAGTTCTTCTCGAGCGACAAACAGACGGGAAACTATCACCCTACCCAGAAGCCACTGGCGCTGGTTCAGTATCTGATCGAAACGTACAGCAATCCTGGTGATACGGTTCTGGATTTCACAATGGGTAGCGGTACCGCGGGTGTTGCCTGTCAGCAGACTGGGCGCAATTTTATCGGCATTGAGAAAGACGTCACAATTTTCCAAACCGCATGTCAGCGCATGGGAATTAAACAGGAGTATGCAGCATGACAACTAACCACCCGGCGCACGGTCCAGTATCACTCGATCGCCTGCACCAGATACGCGAAATACTCAGCAAAGCAGCAGCACAAAGCGACGGCGGCAATCTCGGATACGCAATGGCTGATGCTGTGAAGGTAATTGAATGGGTGCTTGAAGCGAGGAATGCGGGGTCGGAATAAACAAATAATTAATGAATTGAATGAATTGTCCATAGAATGAAAAACCATCTTATCACGATGGTTTTTTTATTATTTATGGGATAGAAAGAGGGGGTATAAGTTATCAACCTGAAAATAAAATCGAGTTAATCAAGTGACAACAAAGAATCGACACGGACTTTCTCGGCAAGTGCCTGCAGAGGTTAAACGAGTTATCAGGCAAAGATGTGGATTTGGCTGCGTGATCTGTGGCTTCGGATTTTATGAGTACGAGCACTTCGATCCAGATTTTGCTGATGCTACCGAACACAACCCTAATGGAATGACATTGTTATGTTCTCAATGTAACCAGAAACGAGCCAGGGGCAGACTGTCCGCTGAAAAGGTTGCGTCAGCTAATGCTCATCCTAAGTGCCTTCAACAAGGGTTTGCGAATGAGCTTTTTGATTTTCATAGCGAACCATTGGAAATAGTTTTTGGTGGATTAACGTTCTACAACTGCGAGCACCTTATAGTAGTAAATGATCGGCCTATCTTGTCTGTTCAGTCATCTCCTGAACCAAACTCTCCAATGTTACTCTCGGGAGTATTCTGCGATGTACTTGGAAGGGAGATGTTAAGGATCCATGAGAATGAATGGTCTGTTAATTCAGATAATTGGGATGTGGACTGTGAGGGGCCGAGAATAACCATTAGAAGTGCTCCCCGTCAGATTGCCCTTGTTTTGAAAATGAATCCCCCGAGGGGAATAATTGTAGAGCGATTAGACATGACTTTTGAGGGGGTAAGATTTATAGGGGATGAAAAGAACCTACAATTTACGATGGATGGGAGAAACTGGAATAAGTGGTCAGGAGGGGCGATCAGAAACGGCTTTGTAGGTATATTCATTGAGAACAGACCTAAGGTAGCAAACGATCCTGTATACGTATTATAAATAACTTTCTATTTGTTGATGCTGCAACCACATGAGCTTTACCGCGCGCAGGGCTTCCCTGAGTGGTACATCATCGACCAGGACTATCGGGGCAAGAAGTACGCGAAGGACAAACAGGTTGCGCGCTGCGGTAATGCGGTCCCGCCGCCGTTCGCTGAAGCACTGGTGAGGGCCAATTTGCCTGAACTTTGCCAGTCGAAACAAATTGCAGCCTGACCTATAATCCCCTCCATAACTCGAGGGGATTTTATTATGTCAGCGAATTTCAGCGAATGCGGTAAGTATCGATACCGCCTTGATCGGAAAATTGGAGTCGCGCTCAAGACGGTAGCGTTCATTGGTATAAACCCATCAATAGCAAATGATGTAGATAACGACAGAACCGTTAACCGGATGTTGGAATTTGCGAAGGAAAATGGTGCAGGCAAGGTCATAGTTGCTAATGTGTTTTCTCTTGTTTCAACAGATATCAATGGATTGAGAACAGATATTCCCCTAAGGGGAAATGAGCACGATTTCCACTTCCAGCAGATTATTAGCGAGGCCGATATTTTAGTTCCGTGCTGGGGGAGTAGAGCGAAGCTGAGGGCGGGTAATAGACATCTCCTGGATAATTGCATGAACTTACTACTGTCTTCTGGGAAGCCAGTCCTTTGCTTTGGGAAAACAAAATCAGGCAAGGACCCCTTGCATCCGCAAAGACTCCCATCAGGTACCAAGCTAAAGGAGTGGGCATTGGATGAGTGATTTCAACATCGCAGCAAAATCGAAAGAAGAGCAGGACAAGGTTAACGTTGATTTGGCTGCTTCAGGAGTTGCATTCAAAGAGTGGCAAGAACAGTTTGTACCCATTGAGGAGGTTGCAAACATGCAACCTTCCTACTTACAGGATTTTTTCAAGGAAAGGTTAAGTTTCTACCGAGATAAACTTCCTCAAAAACGCCAATGGGAAAGCGGATTTCCTCCAAGAGGACTGCCAGTATTGGCATATGTAAATAGAGTTTATGAACTGGCTATGTACAAGACCGAAGGATGGTTTTACCTCGATGATGGTAGATTCGATAAAAAGGCTGAAGTCGCTCCTAAATACTGGATGACGTTGCCCCCATATCCCTCCCGCTAGGATATCCATTATCTTACTGTCGAAAAGCCCGCTTTTGCGGGTTTTTTCTTGTCTGGACAGTTTTGCCAATCTGATTTGGTAAATTCCGAATACTCAGAAAAACTTAGCGGATACAACGGCATGGCTTTGGCTAAAAGTGCTATTAACCACTTGAATATGAGGTTTAATAGGTATACTGTATGAATGTACAGTATATTGATGCAGAGGGAATTATGAAGATAGAACTTACCATCAACAAATCAAAAGACCTGCCGCGCGGCGCCATACCCGCACTCGAGAAAGAGTTGCTTAAACGACTTCAAAATCAATATGAAAATTGTTCTCTGGTTATCCGCAGGGCTGGCGGCGATAGCCTGACTGTTTTCGGTGGCGACAAGGGCGATAAAACGAAGGTGGAGGAAATCCTTCAGGAAACATGGGAAAGCGCCGACGACTGGTTTTACTGAACTTGGGTTAGCCGGCGCGCAGATAATAGAATACCAAACGTGTGTATCCCTTTAATGCTGTTGCCGACAATTTTTAACCGCGTCTGTGTCGATTGAAGGGAGAAAAATTAGTGAGTAATTCAGCATTGCAGGCATCAGATGATCATTGGTACGACCTTGTCAGACGTTCTGATGGTTGTGTTATGTTTAGCTTTCCTTCATCTGGCAGGCATCTGATTTATCGCGTTAATGGAATGGTATCAATGCGACCTTTGCTCGATGATGAAGAAGTCTTTACTCCCAATGGTTTTGTGCAATTTATCCGCCATCTCGGCTACCGGGTAACACCGCCTTCTGATAATATGAAATCAACGGTCTGAACAACCGTAACCTACTGCGCCACGGAGAGAAACCATGGCGCACGAACTACATCTTATTAAGCATCAATCAGGAATTCTGATCCCGGCCACACCCGAGACCAGCGATTTACTGCAATCAAAATTCAAACTCGGTGCTGTGTTGGTGGCCGAGTTCCGGCAGGCACGCAACCCGGCCTTTCACCGTCGCTTCTTTGCGTTACTCAATCTCGGTTTCGAATACTGGGAACCTACTGGTGGGGCGATCTCTTCCAACGAACGCAAGCTGGTAACCGGCTACGCCAAATTCCTTGCCTCATTCGCGGGAAGCGAAGCTGCACTCATGGACGCTGCTGAGCAATATCTCGACCGCATCGCCGATAAACGCACCGGTAGTATTAGCCTCTGCAAATCCTATGACGCATACCGTGCATGGGTGATCGTCGAGTCTGGCCACTACGACGCTATTCAGCTTCCTGACGGTACCCTTCGCAAACATCCCCGCAGCATTGCCTTCGCCAACATGGACGAAACTGAGTTCCAGCAGCTCTACAAAGCCGCGCTCGATGTTCTGTGGCGCTGGGTATTGTCCAGGGCATTCAAGGACCAGCGTGAAGCGGAAAACGCCGCATCGCAGCTCATGAGCTTTGCGGGGTGATAGCGATGAAATATTCCTGGTTTCACCATCACGAATGCACAACCGAACAGGCCGACGAGCTGGTGGCCTGTTACCGCCGTCGTGGCGCCACGGTAGAACGTAGCCTGAATCGCGACAACATTACATGGACTATCAGCGTGCAGCTGCCGGAAAGCGAGAAAGCGCCGCGCCCGAGTAAGGTCTGGCAAAACAGGGCGTGGGGTTGAGTATGGCTAAGTTACCGCGCCGTAAGTGCGCCAACAAAGAATGCCGCCAGTGGTTCCACCCGGTGCGCGATACGCAGACCGTATGTGGTTACGAGTGCGCCAGCGCCGTCGGCAAAGAGCAGACCAGAAAAGCCCGGGAGGCTGCACAACGCAAAGAGTCTGCCAAGCAGCGCGCCACTGAGAAGAAAGAACGTGCAGCCTGGCGCCAGCGTAAAGCTGCAGTTAAGCCACTGAAGCACTGGATTGACCTGACGCAGCGTGCCGTAAATGACATTTGCCGCGAGACGGAGTTGGCGGAGGGGCGGGGCTGTATTTCCTGCGGAACTAAAACGGCGTTCGCCTGGCATGCTGGCCATTATCGGACTACGGCAGCCGCTGGGCATCTGCGCTTCACTCGCTTCAACATCCATCTTCAGTGTGATGTCTGCAACGTCTACAAATCCGGGAATATCGAAGCATACCGAGCCGCGCTGGTGGAACGTTATGGCGAAGAGTTGGTACTAGCGCTCGAGAACAATAACGCTCCGCATCGTTGGACTATTGAAGAACTGAAGGAAATCAGACTGACCGCGCTGGCTGACCTGCGCGCGCTGAAAAAGCAGGAGGCAGCATGACATTCGAATCCTATTTTGCCGATCACCTCCGCGTTCGTTGGCAACGATTGCGCTTATACCACTTTCCGGGCTCTGTGCTGACGGATTACCGAATACTGAAGAACTACATCAAAACCATAGGCGGTGCAGTATGAATACTCAATTTCTCGAATACGTGCGCCAGCAGTTGATGGTGGCCACCGCCGATTTAAGTGGTGCGACGAAAGGGCAGTTGATGGCGTGGCTTGAAAACGCGCAGTTCGATACGGGAACGTTTAAACGTAAAAAGCCTCGAGTGCTGGATGAAGTGACTGGGAAAATGATTACGCTGGATAACCCACCAATACCGGGCAAACAATCACATGCCAAGGGCTCACATATTCCTCTGGTGCAGCCGGTTGAATATTCCACCGCATCGTGGCGCCGTGCTCTGATGTCACTCGAAGAGCACCAGAAGGCCTGGCTGCTATGGAACTATAGCGAGAACGTGCAATGGGATAATCAGGTGCTGATTACTCAGTGGGCGTGGTTGCAATTCTTCGAGCATCTGGCAGGTAAGAGGGTGGCGAAAAAGACCATCGACCGGTTGCGTCAGTTGATATGGCTGGCGGCACAGGATGTGAAAGGCGAGTTATCCGGGAAGGATCCGTATCAGTATGGCGATCTGGCTGCGCTGGTGGGCGTTAATAAAACAAACTGGTCTCAGAATTACGTGGAACATTACGATGCGATGATCAGCCTGTATAAGGGACTCGATTCCCAGGCGCTACTGCATGTTTCGCGATCACGTTCACAACAAAAGGCAGCGAATTATCAGCAAGGTATTGCAGAAATGAACTAATTAGCATATATTTCGTGTAAATCTGATATTGTGCCATTGTTGTATGCACTGGCAGTAAATGAGTTTTCAAGCCCGAGGTTAACGCCTTGGGTTTTTGCGTTTCTGGAGAGTAAGAAAAAGCATTCTGAATGTCGGTTGGACGGATTTTTAAAGGCGCCTATAATGATAAATGTATAATATTAATAATCTTATGAAGGTATAAAATATGCATAAGATAATTTTTTACTCCACTGTTTTATCAGCGTTTTTTCTATCAGCATGCAGCACAAACTCTTCCACAATTGATAAATCACCTAACCAAATACAATCTGCATGTGTAAATGGGCAAGAGAAATGCTATACGTGTGCAACTTCAGGTGGTTTTTCTGGAGTGAAGAAATTCGTATGTAGCAATGGTAAATGGGTGCCTACTGATACACTACAATGCAGTACCAGTGCTTCATGCCGATAGTATTTGAACCACTATTATCAGTTGCTCATTTCATAGATTTTAATACAGAAGAATGTTGCTGTATCGTACATGATGAGCTATTCAGATAGCGCATTGCACGGATACCCCTGTTAGGAGGCTGAAAGGAAAATCAGTCGTTGGTATATGACATGTTACTTATAGCGACATCATTTGTCTTATCGCTATGTCAGAGGTTTTTGGTAATCCACTTAATATGTCGATTTAAACAATCTTATTTTTTTTCGAGGCTGCCAAATGGTGGCCTTTTTTATTTCAGGCTCACGGGAATCATCCGCTACGTGCTTTGTTGATAAATCCAGCCCGTGAAGCCTGACCCCCTTAATCAAACACAGCGCCATCCGAACTATCGGAGGTGAGGCTATGACCAGAATGAGCACCATTTACAGCAGACTTTCATATGGAACAGGAACCACGCTGACCGGCTGCGGTGTATCAGCGAAGGCATATGCCGAAACAGCTAAAACAGCAAAAGAGGTGTCCTGGATGTTGGCCGACAGAATTGCAGGGTTAAGCCTGAGCGACTGGGCAATTATTGTCGGTATCTCATGCACTGTTATCACCTGTGCAGTGAACTGGTACTACAGGAAAAAGGAAAGGGAGGACCGGCTTAATGGCAATGTCACCAAAGCTGAAGAATAGCGTTATTGCAGCTATACCCGCTGGCGCTATTGCTATCGCAGCGGCGTTGATTATTGGTCCAACGGGTAATGATGGCCTTGAAGGAGTGCGCTATCAGCCTTATCGGGATGTTGTTGGGGTGTGGACGGTATGCTGGGGCCATACTGGTAAAGATATTATCCTCGGCAAGACCTACACGAAAGCAGAATGTCAGGCGCTGCTGGATAAAGACCTGAATATTGTCGCCCGCCAGATTAACCCATATATCAACGCTCCGATCCCCGAAACGATGCGAGGGGCGCTGTACTCATTTGCGTATAACGTAGGCGCGGGAAACTTCAAAACCTCCACACTGCTACGAAAAATCAACCAGGGTGATTCAAAGGGTGCATGCGAACAACTGCGGCGCTGGATCTATGCTGGTGGCAAACAGTGGAAGGGGTTAATCACCCGGCGTGAGATTGAGCGTGAAGTTTGTCTGTGGGCTGAGAAATCACAAAATCTGAGTGATGGATATGAGCCGCTTAACCCAGGCATTCCAGTATCAGTTTCGGGGGTATTTTGATGAACCCGAAACACCAGATTGTTGTTGGGTTGCTGCTGGTGGCCGTCGCATTCATCGCCGGCAGTGTATGGAGCAGTCGCGGGTGGGAAAAAAAGTGGGCGGAACGTGACAGCGTGGAATCATCGCAAACAGCGAACGCACAGACCGCTGCCCGCATGATTGAACAAGGGCGCATTATTGCCCGTGATGAGGCTGTAAAAGATGCACAAGCGCAAGCCGCTAAATCTGCTGCCACTGCTGCTGGTCTGTCTGCCACTGTTAGCCAGCTGCGCACCGAAGCAACAAAACTCGCTACCCGCCTGGACGCCGCAAAGCACACCGCAGATCTTGCCGCTGCCGTCAGAAGCAAAACAACCGACGCCGACACCAGAATGCTCGCCGACATGCTCGGAGATATTGCAGCAGAAGCTAAACGTTATGCTGGAATCGCTGACGAACGCTACCGTGCCGGAATGACATGTGAACGAATTTACGACTCGGTGAGACAGTCGAATAACGGGAAGTGGCAAAAAGCGGGGACGAATCCCCGCTAGCTGTTAGCCAACTTTGCGATAAGGGTAGCCAGCTTTTTTGATGTGGGCATCAAAATACTGACCTTTTGACGGTGCATTCATTAGCGCTGTGTGCACGGCAGAAGGAACCCGAGAGTATTGATAAATGCCACTGCTATGGAATGCAATTTCCAGCGTTGAAGTGGCCGGGTCATAACCTACTGATTGGAGATTTGAAGATGAAACAGGTTGACGAATCAAAGCAGTTTCCTCGTTTGAATGGGAAAAGTCCCGAGGAAATCGTAGAGCTATTCAAAGGGTATAACTTTGTCGACGATCATGGTCATCGACTGGATATGTGCCAGGACTTCATTGACTTAGTAGAGATGGCGACCGAAACAGATAAGTAGCCATTCCAAAGCTCATCTGCGGATGGGCTTGATAATTGTGACTCCCAAGTCAAACCCGTGATTGTGGTAAAATTTAAAAAATCATCAACACGGGGGTTACCATGGAAAATTGTACGATTTCGTTACGTGTTACGCCTGGAATCAGAGTGAATGCTTTACGTATAAAAGTGGAAAACGGCGAAGTAAATTACTTCATTGGCAGGGGGCCTGTGTCAGAAATGATTTTCCCTAAAATTCCCTTAGGAGCACTCCTCGATGTTGATATCGACTCTAATGCAAACATTCGCCTTATGTATCTCGGCTATGAAAGTGAAGACTACATCTTAACGAATGACTTCTAGAAGACGCATACAAGACCGTCTAAAGGCTATTTTTCATTGCCATCACAAAGGCCACCTTCGGGTGGCTTTGTTGTTGCCATCACCATGGGCAGACCCATCGTGATGGCTTTAATTTATAGAAGTTGGGCTTTAACAGCGGCTTTGACCAACTCGTCCATGAAGTGATTTTCGAGGTTGTCAGCATAATCAATAGAGATTGATGGCGCCTCTGGCCTGCTTGGGATAGTCATCGTATTATCGCTATCGATGTGGAAAACAGCAAACTTGATAATATCGTCCTTCTGCTTGATGCAGAAGGCTATTTCAGCTATCGGCTGATTTCCTATGAACTTAATCTTCGTCTTACTGAAGCAGTGGAAATCGCATTGCGGAATATTAATCTCAAGCTCATCATTCTCCATCACAAAGGTGATCTCGCGATTAAGTGTTTTTGAACGACTCCAGTAATTGTACACGCGGTCAAATAGGCATTTTTTCTTAAAAAGTATGTCTTCTCCCTGCAATCCCAGGGCTCGCGATAGTGTTGCAAATTTCAGTATTTCCATAATCACTCCATAGGTTTTACATGGCACTTACCGACAAACAGGATATGTTCTGTCGTGAGTACCTCATCGATTTAAACGCCACTCAGGCAGCGATTCGTGTGGGGTACAGCGCAAAAACTGCTAACCGTACCGCTACAAAATTGCTGTCAAAAGCTGTCATTCAAAACAGGATTGCTGAACTCAAAGCGAAGCGCAACGAGGATGTGGGCATTGATGCCGATTATGTGCTTCGGCGCTTGGTTGAAATCGACCAGATGGATGTTCTGGATATCCTCAATGATGACGGCAGCCTTAAGCCGATCACCTCATGGCCAAAGGCCTGGCGAATATCGCTAACCGGCCTGGACATCAGCACCACGATTCAGAACTTCGACGAGGAGACGGCGGAAACCATCCTCAAAAAAGTTAAGTGGCCTGACAAAGTGAAGAACCTCGAGCTACTCGGCAAGCATGTACGCGTCCAGGCGTTCAAAGAGCAGGTTGAACAGAAAGTCGTAGCGACTCATAACGTCATGCTGGTGCCAACCAGCGACAACGTGGATAGCTGGGAAGCCGCAGCACAGAAACAGCAGAGCGAGGTTCTTGGTGGATGAATTACAAAGCTGTCTGGAAACCTTTGCCGGGATCGCAATCGCTCTCCCTTAGTTGCCCGTGTAACGAAATCCTCTACGAGGGAACACGCGGGCCGGGTAAAACTGCCGCTCAGTTAGCGCGCTTCCGTCGTCTCGTTGGCCTGGGCTATGGCTCGTTCTGGCGCGGCGTCATTTTTGATACCGAGTATAAAAACCTCACCGACATCATCACCCAGTCAAAGCGTATGTACCGCCTGTTTAACGATGGGGCGCGCTATCTGGCGTCAGCATCTGAACTGCGCTGGGTATGGCCGACTGGCGAAGAGCTGCTCTTTCGATTCGGGAAAGAAGAGAGTGACTACTGGGACTACCACGGTCAGGAGTTCCCATTCATCGGATTCAACGAGCTGACCAAGCAGCAGTCTGCTGAGTTCTACGAAATGATGTTCTCCTGCCGACGCTCGTCGTTCCGGCCAGAGAATTACCCGCTGGATGATGGCTCGCTGCTTAAGCCGATCCCGCTGGAGACGTTCAGCACCACCAACCCGTTTGGCATCGGCCATACTTGGGTGAAGAAACGCTTCATTGAGCCAGCACCGCGCGGCACTATCATTCGCGAAACGCAGAAGGTGTTTAACCCGCAGACCGAACGCGAAGAGGATGTGACGCTGACGCGAGTGGCTATTCACGGCTCGTTCAAAGAGAACCCGTATCTCGATCCCCAGTACATCGCAACGCTGATGGCCATCAAAGACCCTAATCGCCGCAAAGCGTGGGTAGAGGGCTCGTGGGACGTCACCAGCGGCGGGCGCTTTGATCACCTGTGGAATGCTTCGCATCACGTCATTAAGCCGTTCCGCATACCTGATTGCTGGACGGTTGATCGCTCTCATGACTGGGGTGAATCCAAGCCGTTCTCTAACCTCTGGTGGGCTCGCGCCGACGGCACTGCCGCTGAGTTGCCTGACGGTCGCCAGTTTTGCCCGCCTGCCGGGTCGCTGATTCTGATTGGTGAGTGGTATGGCTGCCCGCCGGACGAGCTGAACAAAGGCCTGAATATGTCATCCACCAACGTCGCCAAGGGCGTGGCGTGGGTTGATAAGCGGCTGGTGGGCGAGGAACTAGCTGAACCCGAAGAAATAAAGCTCAACGGTGTTACACAGGGGCAACTGAACATCATGCCCGGTATCTGCAAGAAGGTTACCCCCGGACCGGCTGATGGGGCGATCTACAACACCGGTGATGATGAATTATCCATTGCCCAGAAGATGGAATCGCAGGGCGTTAAATGGGTCCCATCCAACAAGAAGCCGGGATCCCGCGTGAACGGTGCAGCCCTGTTTGCTGACATGCTTGAGGCTGTAATTGAAGGTAAAAAGCTGGAGTCAGGGATGCCTGAGAAGCCAGCATTCTACGTATTCAACTACTGCAGGGGCTGGATAAGCCGTGTTCCGGTGCTCGTACGCGACAGTAAGAACCCTGACGATGTAGACACCCAGCAGGAAGACCACGACTGGGATGGTACGCGCTACGCCGTGCTGCATTCACCGCCGAAGAAAGTCGGCAAAGTCACCAACCTACGGATTTAACTCCATGCCTGATATTTCAACACCCAATCTGGACTATGGGAACATGGTGCAGGCGTGGGACATTAACGACGCTCTGATGGGCGGCACGCTGTACATGCGCCAGCTTGGCGAGGCTTATCTCCCTCGCTGGCCGAAAGAAGACAAAGAGGATTACAAAAAGCGCCTGGCGGTGGCCACGTTACTCCCTGCGTATGAAGAGACGATCAACCAGAATGTTGGCCGCGTTTTTGCTGAACCCATCCAACTGGGCGAGAACGTCCCAGATCAGCTGCGCGAGTTCTCGAAGAACGTGGATCTTGAAGGTAGTCGCCTCGATGTATGGGCGCAGGCATTCTTCAGCTTGGCGATGCAGTATGGGGTTTCCCATGCGCTGGTGGACTACCCACGGGTGGACGCCGAGCAAGTGAAGACCAAGGCGGATGAGAAAGCCACTGGCGCACGACCGTATGTCACCATGCTGAATCCTCGCCAGGTGATTGGCTGGAAATCGAAGATGGTCAGCGGAAAGGTTCAGCTCACTGCGCTGCGCATCAAAGAGGTCGTGGTTGAAGATGGCGACGACTTCGGGCAAACGAAGGTTGAGCAGATTCGTTTGCTGACACCTGGACAGGTGCAGATTTACCGCAAGGCGACCGGTGACAATGCCCAGGCCAACTGGACACTACACGAAGAGTGGCAAACCTCCCGCAAGGACATAACCTTGGTCACCCTCTACACCAAGCGCACTGGGTTTATGTGCGGTTCTCCGCCGCTGTTGAACATGGCGCTGCTGAACGTGAAGCACTGGCAGAGCCAGAGCGAGCAGGACAACATCCTGCACGTAGCGCGCGTCCCACTGCTCATGGTATTCGGGCTGGAGGAGGGGCAGGAACTGGTGATTGGCTCATCCTCTGCGACTCAGTTCTCTGATCGACAGAAGCAGGGGCTTGAATATGTGGAACACACTGGAACGTCAATCAGTGCCGGTAAAGAGTCGCTAACCGACCTGGTGGAGCAGATGCGACAGGCGGGCGCGAAGCTGCTGCGTACCGACAATACCTCGACCAAATCTGTTGACCAGACCTCAGAAGAGAAAATGCAGGAGCAGTCGCCGCTCTACACTATGGCAACCAGCCTGGAAGATGCGATCGACAATATCCTGCAGATTATGGCTGAGTACATCGGTGAATCCGAAGGTGGTAACGTCGATGTCCGCACCGAACTGGATGTCGAATCGAAAGAGTTCAATCCTCCTGCTGCACTGGCCATTCAGTCGCTACGCCAGGGCGGTGATATCCGTCGTGTTGACGCCATCAAGTCTCTGCAGAAGCTGAACATCATCGATGCTGATGCGGATCCTAACGTGGTGCTGAGTGAGTTGCTGACGGAATCGGCCTCGCTGACCGAGCCGCCACCAGGCGAGGTGTGATATGGCTCGTTCCGTCAATGACCGGCTACAGGATGAAACGATAGCGCACGGCCTGCATGTGAATCGCTACGGCGCCGGCGTTGCCCGGCGCATGGTGGCGTTGCTGAACAGGCTGGATGCTGACCTGGCCGCCAAACTGTTGGTGCTGCTGGACGGCAAACGCGCTGACACCTACAGCGCCCGCCGCCTGGCTTCGCTGTTGGCTGGCGTGCGTGACCTGAACCAGCAGGCCTACGAACCGGTTAACGCTGCGCTGGCGCGCGAACTGACGCGCTACGTTGAGTATGAGGCCGGGTATCAACTGGACCTGTTCAGCAGCATCATACCGAAGCAGATCCTCAAGCATGTGCCGCTCCAGAGCATTGCACCTGAGCAGGTTTACGCCGCGGCAGTGGCGCAGCCCTTCCAGGGGCGACTGCTGAAGGAGTGGGTGCAGAAGCTTGAATCAGATCGGCTGGACAAAATCACCAACGCTGTGCGCTCCGGGTTTCTCCAGGGTGAAACGGTAGAGCAGATCGTTAAGCGCATTGCCGGTACGCCGCAGCGTAATCGCGAGGACGGGGTGATCAACACCTCCAGGCGTGACCTGGCTGTGGTGACGCGCACTGCAGTGAACCATATGGCCGCCTCGGCCCGTCAGGACTTCGCCCAGGCCAACAGCGATATCGTGAAGGCCAAGCAGTGGTCCTCCACGCTCGATACCCATACGAGCCAGTGGTGCATCATCCGCGACCGCAAGCTCTACACGCTCGACGGCAAGCCGCTGGGGCATGTGGTCCCATACCTGCGCGGACCCGGCAAAATCCACTTCTGCTGTCGCTCCGGTGAAATCCTCATCACTAAGTCGTGGGAGGAGTTGCAGATACCGCCTGACGAAATGAGCAGCGCTACACGTGCCTCGATGGACGGGCAGGTACCAGCGCATACCAGTTATGCCGACTGGCTTGCACGGCAGCCATACGCACGGCAGGAGCAGGTGCTGGGCGTTACCCGCGCCAAGATGCTGCGTGACGGCAAAATCACGGTACCGGATATGTTTAACGATGCCGGGGAGTTCCTTACCCTAGATGAACTGCGCCGCGTGGATGCGTCGGCGTTTGAGGGTTAACCATGCAAAACGAGAAAGACAAAACTGTCACCCTGACTGAGGCTGAGCGCAAATTCATCATGATTGCGATGATTGCCTATGCCTTATCTGGTGAGCTGTCAGAAGAAGACGCAAAAATCGCAGAGCAAATAACCAATAAGCTCTGAGCATTACAAAATTCAACTCAAGGCTGCCTTCGGGTGGCCTTTTTTATGCCTGCCGCTGAGCGGATGCGACGCGGTGATCGGGTCGGATGACCTATTACCAATGGCCGGAAGGCCGGAGCAAAACAATGAAACTTAAACTCGATGCTAACGGACATGTGGTCGTTGAAAACGGTATGCCGGTATTCGTCCACGATGACGGCAAAGAAATCCCGTTCGATGCGGTCGCAGCGATGAACAAAATCACCTCGCTGAATGGTGAAGCTAAAACTCACCGCGAAGCAAAGGAAGCGGCGGAAGCCAGTCTCGCGAAATTCGCGGGCATCACCGACCCGACCAAGGCGATCGAAGCTCTGGAGATGATGACCAAAATCGACCAGAAAAAGCTGATCGACGCTGGCGCCGTTGACCAGGTTAAAGCCGAAATCACCAAGGTCTTCCAGCAGCAACTGGACGAAGCCAATGGGCGCAGCCAGAAACTGGAAACCCAGCTCTACGACGAGATGATCGGCGGCCGCTTCGGTGGCTCTAAGTTCATTTCCGAGAAGATGGCGATCCCGACTGAGTTCGTGCGTTCCTACTTCGGTCAGAACTTCAAAATCGAAGAAGGGAAGGTTGTGGCCTACGACGGCCAGGGTAATAAGGTGTTCTCACGCGCCAAGCCCGGCGAGTTAGCCAGCTTTGATGAGGCCCTGGAGTCTTTGGTCGAGTCGCATCCGCAGAAAGATTACATCCTCAAAGCGTCCGGTAACAGCGGCGGCGGCTCTCACCAGTCGCAGCACCAGGCCGGGCAAAAAACCATGAAACGCGGTGCGTTTGATTCCCTGGATAACGCTGGCAAGCAAGCAGCGCTGAAAGACGGCGTCAGCATCGTCGATTAAATCGAAAGGAGCCATAAATGGCAGGCAATACCCTTACTGGTCTGATCCCGACCATCTATACAGCGCTGGACGTAGTGTCCCGCGAGCAAACTGGTTTTATTCCTGCGGTGGCGCGAGACGCGAAAGCGGATGCTGCTGCAAAAGACCAGACCGTACGTGCGCCAGTCGCACCTGCAGCCACCACTGAAGATATTGTCCCTGGTCCGTCAGCGCCGAATTCCGGCGACCAGACCATCGGTGGTGTTGATGTCAAAATCACCAAATCCAAAATGGCTCCAGTCAAATGGAACGGTGAAGAGCAACTGGCGCTTGGCCCGGCCGGTACCTACAACACCATCCTGGCTGACCAGTTCAAACAGGCGTTCCGCGCTCTGGCGAACGAAGTTGATGCCGACCTGGCTGCATTGTTCCTCAACTCATCCCGTGCGGTTGGTACGCCGAAAGACACGCCGTTCAGCATCAAAGACGATCTGACCGATGCGGCGCTGGCGCGTCAAATCCTGACTGATAACGGCGCACCGACCACCGACATGCGTATGGTACTGGGCGGCGAAGCGATGGCCTCCATTCGTGGCAAACAATCAGTTCTGTTTAAAGCAAACGAAGCGGGAACCGACCAGCTGCTGCGTGAAGGTGTTATCGGTCGCATCATGGGCTTCAACCTCCACGAATCCTTCAGCATCAAGCGTACCGCGAAAAGCGCTGCTGCTGGCTATAAGGTCAATGGCGCGAAGAAAGAGGGCGATATCATCATCGCTATCTCTGTCGGTACCGGCGGTATCGCTGCAGGTACTGCGGTGAAGTTCGCCGGTGATGACAATCAGTATCTGGTCGTTGCGGCTACGTCTTCCACTATCACTATTAGCGCGCCTGGCCTCCGTCAGGATCTGGCAGATCAGGCTGATGTCACCGTGTTGAGCGAATTCGTACCGAACATGGCGTTTGACCGCGGGGCATTCCTGCTGGCCAGCCGTACCCCGGCGATGCCTGAAGGTGGCGATACTGCTGATGACGTCATGAATGTGACCGACCCGGTATCTGGCATCACTTTCCAGGTGGCGCTGTACCGCCAGTACCGTCAGGTGCGTTATGAAGTGGGGCTGGTATGGGGTGTGGCTGCTGTGGCGCCACGTCATTCCGCCATCATCATGGGTTAACCCAGGGGGCTTCGGCCCCTTTGTTTTTCAGGAGGCCCAATGGCCGGATTAACCAAAGAGCAGCGCTCTCAGCGTGAAGCGGAAAAGCTTGCAGCTCAGCAGGGTATTGAGCTGGTGGTCATGGTACGTGACACCCCAGAGTTCCCCGGCGGCCCGCTGAGCGCTGAGGTTCACCCTGATGAAGTGGACAACTGGCTGGCGCTGGACTGGCGTCTGGAGGAATAACCATGCTGGTTGCCGATCCCCATTCGCCTGACTTCAACACCTACGCCAGCGTTATTGACCTGCGTGCGTACGCGACGGGTCGCGGGTACACCGTGCCTGCCGATGACGGTGAGTGCGGCCAGATGCTGATGCAGGCGATGGATTATCTGGAGGGCAAGTCATGGCGCGGGCAGCGCAGCGTTGCTTCACAGCCGCTATCCTGGCCTCGCTCTGGCGTACGCTTCGATGGCGTTGACCTGCCAGACGATGCGATCCCACAGCGCCTGATTGATGCACAGTGCCGCCTGGCTGTCGAATCGCAAGAGATTGATCTTACGCCTTCGGTCGCTGGTGGCGGGGCGGTGACGATGGAACGTGTCGAGGGTGCTGTGACTGTTCAGTATGAAGCGGGCACCAACAAGGCTTCGCCGTCATTCCCCTGGTTCTTTTCCTCGCTTCGCGGGCTGGTTATGGGCGGCAATCAGATCCGCATTGAAAGGGGGTGATATGGCAATCAACTATCTCCGTATGCGCGCGACGGCGACCCGGTTGCTGACCGAGAACGGCAAGAACTACCAGCTTACCCGCAGCGGCGGCACCACCCGCGATCAGTTCGGGAAAGAAGTTACAACTCCGGCCATTACTGCGACCGTAACCGGTGTTATCACCGAATACTCCTCCCGCGAAATCGATGGCTCCCTGATCGCCACTGGCGATAAGAAGTTGGCGGCCACGTTCGAAACGGAAGTGCGTATTGATGACCGCATCGAAATCGACGGCAAGAAATGGCGCGTAGTGCAACCGAACCCGGTTAAGCCTGCTGATGTGCTTATCTCCTACAACATCCAACTGAGGGCGTAACTATGGCAAGTTCTGCTAATCAGCCGTTCCTAGCTGCTATTCAGTTGTTCGTTGATAGCTCAAAGCAGGAAATAGACGAGGTGGTGCGCCGGACGGGTATCAAAATCCTCGGGCGCCTGGTCGATGTGTCGCCAGTTGGGCAGCCTGAAACGTGGGAAGTGAATCAGACGGCGTCGGCTTATAACACTGCCGTTCGTGAGCATAACGCAGCGCTTCGCGATGACCCAGCAAACGTGACGAAGTCCGGGCGCCTTAAACGTGGCCTACGGGTAAACGACTCGATGGACATCAAAAAGCCAGATGGTTATGTCGGCGGGCGCTTCAAGAACAACTGGTATGTGGGGTTTGATAGCCAACCGACCCAATCCAACGATACTCCGGATGCCTCCGGCCAGGGTTCCAACTCCCGCGGGCTGGCGGTGCTTGAAGTGTTCAGGGTGGGGCAGGTCAGCTCGATTTACTTCACAAATAACCTGCCATACGCACAGGCACTGGAGAACGGGCACTCTGGTCAGGCCCCCGGCGGCATGGTAGGTATCACTGCACTGGACGCAGCGCAGCTGTTTCGTGAGGCGATGAGCGAGGTACGTAATGGCCGGTGACCAATCAATGCTAATTGCGGAATTGCTCGAGTCGCGCCTTGCTGATATCGCCCTTGCGATTGATATGCCGATAGCCTGGCCAAACATCATTTTTGAACCGCCAGATGATGTCCCGTACGGGAGGGTCTATATACTCCCGGCACAAACTATCGGGCAAGACTTTGCAGGGCAGCTTCGTACGTATCAGGGCATTTTCCAGGTGAACATAGTCACCCCCGCAGGAATAGGCGTCGGCAAGGCGCGAACATTTGCCAGTGTGATTGCGGGTGGATTTCCCGAAGGCCTCGCTCTGGTGGCTGGTGATTTGACCGTCTATATCAACGGGCCGCCTCAGATTCGCCAGCCAATACAGGACCGTCCGACCTCTGCACCAAACGGCAGCAGCGGCTCCATCACCTACACCATCCCCGTCAGCATGCAGTACCGCGCTGATTACTGACCCGCCACCAGGTGGGTTTTTTATTACTTAAATTCAGGAGAATGCAATGGCATTCGCAATCCCTAACGGGTCGCGTGTAAACGTGGCCAAGGCGTATCTTGCGCCGATTGTCTTTACTGCGGCATCCAATGCGACGGAATGCGAACTGACCGTTGCCTCGGCTGCTGGCATCCTCGCGGGCGATGTCGTCCAGGTTAGCTCTGGCTGGCTGAAACTCGACAATATGGTGGTGCGTGTCAAGTCAGTTACTGGTACGAAAATCGTGCTGGAAGCCTTCGATACCACCGACACCAAGAAGTTTCCGGCGGGTACCGGGGCAGGTACGCTGCGTAAAATTGATTCGTGGATCACCATGCCTCAGGTTATGACGCTGTCCACCGAAGGCGGTGACCAGCAGACCATCAGTGTGCAGTTCCTGGAGGATGATAAAGCCCGTACCATCCCGACTTTCAAAAACGCGGTGGTACAGGTCTACACCTTCGCGCATGACCCGCAGCTGGCTATCTACAAACGTCTGATTGATCTGGACGACTCCAGCGATACTACAGCGGTCTGGTTCCACAACCCGCGCGGCAAAGCCGATCGATACTACTCTGCCAAAGTATCCTTCCAGCGTGTACCACGTACCGAAATCAACGCCGTGGAAAGCAACGAAGCGCGCATGAACTTCGAATCGGATATGCAGATTTACCCGATTGCCGATTCCTCCGCTACACCTCTGGCATTCCTGACTGACCTGCCACCAACCAAGTCTGTTGCTGCTAATGCAGCTCTGGATCTGTCGGTGGTCATGCAGGGCGGTTCCGCGCCTTACACCTACGTGTGGAAGAAGGGCGGCACGGCTATCCCGGGCAAGACTGCTTCAACGTTCAATATCCCATCGGTGGCATCCGGCGACGCAGGCTCCTACACCTGCGAAGTTACCGATGCTGCAGGCAAGACCCTTACCTCGGCGGCGTGCACCGTCACTGTCAGCTAACCAACCAGGCCCGGTTCGCCGGGCTTTTTTATGCGCATCGCACGCGCACATCGAAGAAAGTCTTTCAGCTGTGAGCCTGGGCAAACCGTTAGCTTTCGGCGGCTTTGCCGTGCGACAGGCTCACGTCTAAAAGGAAATACCACATGAAAAATTTATCGCTGCAACAGGCGATGCTAGGCATGCGCGTAACTATGACCGACGACGGCCTAATACTTAAAAGCCCGGCAGGTTGCGCACACTATGATTTGAAAGGTCGCCGCCATACAGTGAGGGGTGATGCTTCATTCTTTCCGGAGCATATGCGCGTGAAGGATAAGCGTAAGCCTAATCTCAGTCGCATTGTTTTTGATCAGGACGTCACGACTATCTACGGTCGTGATGGGGAAGTTAAAGTGCGCATGGGTAAACTTGATAACCCTGAAAAATCAAAAGGCTGGCGAATAGGAGAAAATGTCAAGCCGCTCATCAGCAATGCATTTATTGGTAATGACATTACCTCTTCGAGCCATGACGTGAAGGTGAAAGTTGCGCTTAGCGATGAAATGACGCAGGCGGTGCGCGACTCGGTGAGCGATGCTATCCACAACGCGCTGAAGCCAGGCGGCCTGCTGTACAAGCGCTAAAGTCCTCCTTACGTATTCGTTTATTCAACCCGCTCCGGCGGGTTTCTTTTTTTCTGAGGAACCGAAATGACCAAATTCTCCCTGATCCCCAATCCGACATTTTCCGTTACTGCCAGCATCCCGCGCGCTGGGGCCGAAGACGGCAAACTGACCTTCACCTTCCGCCATAAGACGCTGGAAGAGCTGCGCACCCTGGATGAGAAGTTGCAGAAAGCAGCTGAAGGTAAAAAATCCCCCGTCGAGCCGCATGCCAACTACTTGATGGAAATCGTCGATAGCTGGGCGCTGCCGGATGAATTCAACCGCGATAACGTGATCGTCCTGCTTAAGAACTACCCGCGTGCGTTCGACAGTATTGGCTTGGCTTATACCAAAGAACTTATGGGTATCCGCGAAAAAAACTGAGGCAGGTCGCCGCAGCGTTGTATACACCGGGACCGACGCTCGCGGAGTTAGCCGCTTTTGGTTTAACGCCTGAGGACGTGGAGGAAGACGTGGGGATCCTGCCATCCATATGGGAGGCCTTTACCGTCTTCTCCGCACTGGCGACCCAATGGCGCGTCGGCGCGGGCGGTGCGACCGGTCTTGATTACAACGTTCTCCCCTGGGTGTTTAAGTTGCACGGGGTTGAGGATGCGGCGGCCTGCATGGCTGATATTCGAGTCATGGAAAGCGAGGCTCTCAAAGTAATGCACAAGGAGACGAAATAATGTCTGATCAAATCGCCTCGATTACTTTGCGGGCTGATGTTTCCGACCTGAAAACGGCCAGCAATGAACTGGATAAACTCGGCCAGGCGGCAGCTGGTGCTGTCGACAAAGCTGATGACCTTAATAGCGTATTCCGTGCTGGTGCTGAGTCTGCGAAACAGGGCACTGAAGGTATCAAGGAACAGCAGACCGCGCTGAAGGGTCTGTTGGAGAACATTGACCCGGTAAACAAGGCGCTTAACCGGCTGGATGAACAGCAGGCCGCCCTGCGTAACTTCCAGACCAAAGGCTTCCTTGATACCGATGATTTTCAGCACTACAACAAAATCCTCGACGATACACGGCTAAAGCTGACGGATACCGGCGAAGCTGCTGCCAGGGCACAAGCCGAACTGGTAGCGACTCAGGCCGCTGAGAAGCAGTCTGCTGCGCTGAAGAACCTGCTGGGCTCTATCGACCCGACGATCCGCGCATTCAACTCACTGGATGAGCAGCACGCGCAGCTGGTGGCGCATTTCGAAGCTGGGCGCATCAACGGCGCGCAGTTCGAGCACTTCAATACAATCCTCAACCAGACGCGGGAGCGTCTGTCTGGCGTGGCTGACGTGCTGCCAGAGGCACTATCCCGACAGGAAGCAGCGGCGCGTCGTGCCGGTATATCGGTCGGCCAGTACAGCGCCGCGATGCGCACGCTTCCGGCACAGTTTACCGATATCGCCACGCAGCTTGCTGGTGGGCAGTCTCCGTTCCTGATCCTGCTCCAGCAGGGCGGCCAGATTAAAGACCAGTTCGGCTCGGTGCAGGGGGCGCTGTCGGGTGTTGGCGAATACATCCGCAGCATGGCCGGGATGATTAACCCAACCACTATTGCGCTGGCAGGTCTGGTCGGTACGGTTGGTCTGCTGGCTGCTGCGGCATACAGTTCGTCTGAACAGTTCGACCAGGTTGCCCGGTCGGTCATCATGATGGGCGGCGCTGGCTTCGCCTCAATGCAGCAGCTTAATGAGGCTGCTGAAGAGGTGGCCGGCAAGACAAATACATCCATCAGTTCCGCCGTAGATACGCTGGTTACGCTGAATGACACTGGTAAATATACCGCCAGCCAGATGAAGCAGATCACCGCCTCCATCACGCTCATGGGCAAGGCTGGCAGCGACACCAAAGCGGCAATGTCAGACTTCGGCAAGATTGTCAGCGACCCGGTAAAGGGCCTAGCGAGCCTGAATGAGCAATATGGCTTTGTCGACGAAGCCATGATGAAGCACATCATCCAGTTGCGTAAGCAGAAGGGGGAGCAGGCGGCGGTAAACGAAGCCATCAACCTGTTTGCTGGCGTTATGGCAAAGCGCGCAGAAGAGACCAACAGGGCCACCGACAATATTGGGCAGTCCTGGCAGTGGTTGAAGAAAACAGCATCTGACTCTTTTGATGATATCGGGATTACTGTCCGCGCCTGGGGAAATCAGGTGATCGATATTTTCAACCTGGTTGAAGCTTCGATAAAGGACCTGTTCCTCAACATCACCTCTCTGGATTCCAAGTTTACTGGGACCATTGCAGGATGGGCTGAGAAAATCCCGGGCGGCGGAGCAATAACCGACTTCCTTGGCATGGATGTTGAGGCTATGAAAAAGGCCGGGGCGGAAGCTGACAAAGAGATCGCAGCGAACAAAAAACGCTACGATGAACTCTGGAAGCGGGTCACTGCGCCTAATGCACAGGCAAGCTATGAAGCCGAAGCGCGAGGTGCCAGCGTTAAAGGGGAAGGGGGCTCGAGCCGCGAGTCGAGAAACGCAGTCTCGAAGCTTGCAGAAGACTCTGCGAAAAAGACCAAAGAGGCAAGAGCAACGCTGGATTCTGGCGATAGCACCCTGGAGAACTACCGCGCTCAGGCCAGAACCCTAACTGAAACGCTCGAAACGCTGCGTCAGACCGGCGATATTCACGCCAAAAATACCGAATTCAGCAAACAACAGTCACGCTTTGCGGAACTGGACGAGGTCGCCAAAAACCGCGCGCTGACCGCGCAGGAGAAGTCACTCCTGTCGAGCCGTGAAGCCATTCTGAATGCCGCTAAGGTTGTGGATCAGAAGAACAAAGAAGTAGAGGCCCAGCAGAAGATTAACGGCCTGGCACAGCAGGCTAATAAGTACGTCACCCAGATGTCGGAAAAGACCGATGCTTTGCGTGCTAGTGCAGGCTTCAGCAGTCGCCAAACTCAACGCATGATGGAAGAAGCGCAGCTTCGCCAGGGCTGGCTCAACGGTGGTGGTAAACTTGAGGATGCCGGTTATGAAAAAGAACTGGCAGCTCTCAGAAAGTATTACGCTGAAGAAGACAAATTACGGGGAGACTGGAAAGCAGGTGCGGTGAGTGGCTGGAATGAATATCTTGATGCAGCCACGAACACTTACGACGCCGTTAAGAACGTTGCCAGTTCCACGCTAACAGGTCTGAGCGACATGTTGACTGAGCTGATGACCACTGGCAAAGCATCAGTTAAAGAATTCGGCAAATCCATGCTCAAGATGATCCTTGATGTGACGAACCGTCTCATGGTGGCCTATACAGTGCAGGCAGCTATGGGATGGATAAGTGGTGGTTCGGGAGGTGGAGCCACACCTGGTGGATCGTATGCAAATGCTGCAGCAGGGGTAACGTTCAACGCTAAAGGTGGAGTCTATGAATCTTCGGGCCTCAGTAAATACGTGAACGGTGTCTACGACACTCCCCAGTATTTCACATTCCAGGGTGCATCTAAGTTTGCCAAAGGTGGCGTTTTCGCTGAAGCCGGGGCGGAGGCAATCATGCCACTCACGCGCGACTCATCAGGTCGTCTCGGGGTAAGAGCCCAAGGGGGGAGCGGTGGGCAACCGCAGGTCAACATAGATATTTATGTCGATAATAAGGGCAACACATCATCAAACTCGTCTGGAGATGGGAATGCCGCAGCAAGGGCGTTAGGAAAGGAAATTGAGGCCAAAGTGACCGAGGTCTTAATGAGGGCTACCAGAAGTGATGGGTTGCTTGGAAGGCAATTCCAGACAAAATAATAGCCTGAATGTGATCCTGAGAGAGCAATATCATGCGCACCAGGTTACATCAAAGCATCACCTGGCTATTATGCGCAAACAATATTAATCAGGGAATGATGGTGAATAAAGTCTTCACGGTTGCGGGATTAGAAATGCCAATTGTTACGAACTCAGGGAATGGTCCAAACGATACCGAGACAAAGAATATAAATGGGAAAACCATAAGGAGTATTAGGTGACAAAAGATAGAGTGTTTTGTTTTTTATTTGGTGTGCTCGTGTCGTTTATTTTTGGAGTTGCTGGAAGCTATTGGGGATATCTTAAATTATCTACAAAAATGGCTGTTCCAAAAACGATTTGCATCATTGACGCGCCAAATTTAGCCATACAAGAGGCTGACAGAGTTCAGCGTGAAGCCCAGGGGTTATCTCAAGAACCTGCTAGTGATGGGAAAGAACCCCTGCGCGGATTCAATCGTTGCCAAGAAAAAGTTGACAGTAGCGCTAATGATCTTGAATTCGCTTTAAATATGTACAAAGAAATGAAAGAGAATCGCGGTAAGTGAAAGTCATAATTGGCAATCTATGAACCCAGCCCTGGCTGGGTTTTTTTATGGAGTAAATATGGCCGTTGAAACATACAACTGGCACTCGCAGCTCGGCGCTGGTGCCGTCGAATACAGCCAAACAATAAGGTCTGCGCAGTTCGGTGATGGTTATGAGCAGGTAGCCGAGAACGGCATTAACTCGACTGCTATTCAGGTACCGATGAAGCATGTGGGCACTGACTCTGAAGTGAATACCGTCCGTGACTTTCTGCTGGTGCATACCGTTAAGGCTTTTATCATCGAGCCTCCTGGCGAAGTGAAGGGGCTTTATCGCGTCGTGGCCGATTCAGTGCGAAAGAACCAGATCAGCAGTAAGTTCGCCGAGCTGACCTTCACCATTAAGCGCGCCTACGGCGTCTATGCCTGAGGTGGAGCATGACAGCACTGATTGATACAGCTGCAATGCTGGCGCCGGGCGGTCGAGTCCGCTTGGTCGAAGTAGATGCTTCAGAGTTCAGCGGCGGCATTCACCGCTTTCACTACAGTCCGTTTCCCCATACGTCCGCCGAGATTGAAGCGGCGAACGGTGATGAGACTAGGCTTGGACCAAAGCCCATCATCTGGGATGGCAAAATATTCGACTTCTGGCCTTTCCAGATTTCTGACCTCGCTCTTTCGACCGACCAGGCCGCTGAGCCGAAACTTAGCGTATCGAACCTTGACGGGCATATCACGGCGCTCTGCCTGCAGTTCAAGGACATGGTTAACGCGAAGGTAAGCATCATCGACACCTACGCCGTTTATCTGGACGCGGTTAACTTCCCGGGCGGCGTGAACCCGACGGCAGACCCGACAATGTTCACGCTCCAGACCTTCTGGCTGGACACCAAAACCTCAGAAGATGATGAGATGGTTACGTGGTCGTTGAGTAGCCCAGCGGATTTGCAGAACCTGGTTATTCCCACCCGTCAAATTACATCGCTGTGCGAGTGGGCGCTGCGCGGCCAGTACCGAAGCGGTGACGGCTGCACCTACAACGGAACAGCGTATTTTGATGCGAAGGGGAATGCGGTTGCTGACCCTGCGCTGGACGTGTGCGGTGGTTGCCTGAGCGATTGCCGGAAGCGATTTGGTGCGGGCCTGGCAGAGCCAAACACCGCAATTCTTGATTTCGGCGGTTTCCCCGCAACGGTTTTATTCTCCCGATAACCGGACTTCAATATGAACAAAACGATAATGAACGCTATCCGGGGGCATGCTCTGGAGGAATCGCCACGCGAGTGCTGCGGCTTCATCATCCAGACAGGACGGCGTCAGCGATACATTCCGGTACCGAACAGCCACGAAAACCCTACTGAGCATTTCCGCATTGACGGCGAGCACTGGGCGAGCGCTGAGGATGCCGGGGCTATTATTCGTGTCATCCATTCCCACCCGGGCGACGGCGCACGGCCTATACCGTCAGACCTCGATCGCCAGCAGTGTAATAACTCCGGCGTGGTCTGGGGTATTTACGCGCCGGATAGTGACGAATACGCTGAGATAATGCCGGAGGCGGTACCCCTTATCGGGCGTCCGTTTATCCTGGGCTCAAATGACTGCTGGGGACTGGTAATGGATTGGCATGCCACCCAAGGCGTGATGCTTAACGATTTCCGCGTCGATTACCCATGGTGGGAAAGCCAGTACCCGGACAACCTGTATTTCGACAACTGGGAACGGGAGGGGTTTATCGAATGCGACCCGTCGCCAGGCTGTATGGTCATCATGCAGGTTGAATCCAGTAAGTGGAATCACGCGGGGATCATTACCGAGGAAGGCGAGCTGCTTCACCATCTGTACGGGCAACCATCCTGCATCACGCCGTATGCACGAGGTTATTTCAAAGACAGGACGATGATCTGCGTCCGTCACAAAGAGCTACCGCAGGAGATTCAGCCATGGCGCGGCTAACGACAATTCGCCTGTACGGTGCGCTGGGTGCGAGATTTGGGCGCGTGCATAAGCTGGCGGTGCAGACGACAGCTGAAGCCGTGAAGGCGTTATGTATCAACCTGGACGGATTGGAAAGTTATCTGATGAACGCGAAGAAAAACGGAATGACGTTCGCTGTGTTTCGTGGAAAAAGAAACATCGGGATTGAGGACTACCAGAACCTTGCTGGGAATAGCGATATTCGCATTGCACCGGTTATGGAAGGTGCAAAGAAGGCCGGCATATTTCAAACCATTCTCGGAGCCGTGATGGTGGTAGCTGGTATCGTGGTTACTGGTCTTTCGTATGGTTGGGCTTCCCCTGTAGGTGGTGCCATGATATCCGCTGGTATCGGGATGATGGCCGGAGGTATCTACCAGATGCTGTCACCCCAACCCAAAGGACTACAAGGTCGCGATGACCCTGACAACAAGCCCTCTTATGCGTTCGGCGGTTCAGTAAACACCCTGGCAATGGGCAACCCGGTCGCCATTCTTTACGGAGAAAGAGAAATCGGCGGCGCCATCATATCAGCCGGTGTGATCAGTGAGGATATTTGATACCATTGAGTTGCGCGGCTAGACCGGCCAGTCGAAAACGGGGAACACAGACCCCGCTGCCGCGCCCCATCATCTGTGAAAGCCTACTGTGAGGTTTTATGCAGTCCAAAATATGCACTAAATGTAGTGTAGAAAAACCAATATCCGAATTTTATAAGAAATCCTCTGGAAAATATGGCGTCGAAGGCAGCTGTAAGTTATGCAGAAATGAGGGAATAAAGCGGTACCAGCAAACTGAGGCTGGTCAGGCCGTTGTCAAAAAAGCCCAGCAAAAATTTGCAACGACTGAAAAGGGAAAGGCAAACCAGTACAGAAAGGATCATAGTGAAAAAGGCTTGGCAAGGCGCCAGCGCTTTTTGAAAGGCGATGCACGGAAGAAATGGAATGAGGAATACCACTCCCGCCCTGACGTGAAGGAGCGACAGCGAGAAGCTCAACGGCGTCATTATCACAACGGGGATGGCAAGGATTACATGCGTGAATATAACTCGCGTAGCGATGTAAGATCCAAAAAAGCTATTTATGACCGTGACCGAAGGGCTAACCCTGAATTGCGAGAGGCGCGACTCGCGCGTGCGCGAGAACTTTCAAGATTGGAGAGCAATAAGGCAGTAAAAAGAGCTTACCAAGAAAGTGATATAGGGCGAGGCGTTCGGCGGCGCATTAATAAAAAGAGCTATCTTTCTAACCAGATCAAGGTGAAGGCGCGCAGGTTACTGCGTACGGAAGTGGATATGGGGCGAATTTTGCGCCCGATAGCTTGCGAGTCTTGCTATTCAGTTGGCGGTGTTCACGGGCATCACGACGACTACGCAAAACCGCTCAGCGTGCGTTGGTTATGCCCACAATGCCACAAAAACTGGCACCGATTAAATGGACCCGGAATTAACGGGTAAGACGAATATATCAAGCACCCAATAGGGTGCTTTTTTTATGGACGCAATATGGCAACGATTACTGGTGCAAAGGGTGGCAGCCAGAAGCAGCATACACCTGTAGAACAGCCGGACTCCGCGCAATCAATGGCTCGCTGCCGTATGCTGCTGGCGCTGGGAGAGGGCGAATTTGCTGGTGGGCTGGATGCTACGCGCATCTTCCTTGACGGAACCCCGCTGGGCAATGCAGACGGTTCAATGAACTTTGAGAACGTTACCTGGGACTTCCGTCCCGGCACTCAGGTTCAGACACCAATCCCAGGCTTTCCAGCTGTTGAAAATGAAACCAGTATTGGCGTGTCGCTGACGAAAGTTACCCCATGGACTCGTGCGATCAGTAACACCCAGATTGACGCGGTGCTGGTACGTATTGGTATCCCTGGATTACAGCAGCAGGAAAATGATGGGGATATTGTCGGCACAACGGTTCAGTACCATATCGACCTTGCTGTGGACGGTGGGACTTACTCGACAGTCATGACTAAAACCATCACAGAAAAGCTCAGTTCGCTCTACGAACTAACCCACCGTATTAATCTTCCCAAAGCCAGCACCGGTTGGCAGATTCGAGTTGTCCGGGATACTGTTGACAGTACCAGCCAAATGCTCCAGAACAAAACGCAGGTACAGGCGATCACCGAGGTGATTGACGCGCGTCTCCGTTATCCACATACCGCGCTGCTGTATGTGTCATTCAACGCCAAAGCATTCAGCAACATCCCGAAGATATCCTGCAAGCCGAAAGGCCGGGTGATCCGCATCCCTCAGAACTACGATCCGATTACACGCACTTATGGCGGTACATGGGATGGTACATTCAAATGGGGATGGACGAATAATCCTGCGTGGATTTGGTTCGATATTCTTACTGAGCCGCGCTTCGGGCTGGGTCGCAGGGTTACGCCAGCGATGCTCGATAAATGGGAGCTGTACCGTATTGCCCAGCGCTGCGACCAGAAGGTGCCGGATGGTAAGGGTGGCAGCGGTACCGAGCCTCGCTTTATATTTGATGTTTATATCCAGGCTCAGGCTGATGCCTGGCAGGTGATTAAGGATATTGCGGCTGGTTTCAATGGTATGACGTTCTGGGGCAACAACATGTTCAATGTTGTCTCGGATATGCCAGCTGATACGTCAAAACTTCAGATACTCACCCGCGCTTCTGTTGTCGGTAAGCCAACGTACTCCAGCGGCAGTGAAAAGAACCGCTATAGCTCTGCGCTGATTAACTTTAGTGATCCGGATAACCACTATCAGGATCGCACAACGGCAGTGATGTTTCCTGATCTGGTGAAACAGTTCAAGTTTAAGCAGACACAACTCACTGCGATCGGATGCACGCGTGAAAGCGAGGCGCAGCGCCGCGGAGGGTGGGCCGTCTACTCCAACTCTCTGGACCGTATTATCACTGTTCAGACTGGACTTGATGGCTTCGCTTATGTGCCGGGGACCGTATTTGCGTTTGCAGATGAACGGCTATCTGGCCGTGTCTATGGTGGACGTATTACTGAATACAACGCCGCGCTGAAATCTGTAACTACCGACCGCGGTACCAGCGCTGTTGCTGGCGATACGCTGATGATTCGTACTCAGGGTGGTGTCGTTGAGAGCAGAACCATTCAGGCGGTTAACGGCCAGCAACTGATACTGGCAACTGCCTTTACCACTGAGCCACTACCTAATGCCATTTTTGTTATCGATGCTGGCCAGTTGCGCCTCCAGTATTTCCGCGTAACTAATCTGACATTTAACGATGAAGAGAACACCTACAGTATCACCGGTGCAGAGTACAATGGGGCTAAGTACGATGCCGTTGATAACAACGCCCGGCTGGATACGCCGCCGATTAGTCTGTTACCGACAGGCCTGGTTAGCCAGCCCACGAATATCGCAATTAGCAGCTACGATTCGGTCCGCCAGGGACAGCGTATCGCCACTATGGTTGCGAGTTGGGATGCGCCAGTAGATAAAAACGGGAAAACCCAGGCAGATATCGTAGCGTATCAGGCACAGTGGAAACGTGGTGATAATGAGTGGATCAATATTCCCGAAACAGGCCTGCGCAATATAGAAGTGTCCGGGATTTATTCCGGTGATTACCTTGTGCGCGTCCGTGCGATTAACTCTGGGGGAGCGTCTAGCCTTTGGGCCACCTCTGCGTTGACCCATCTTACCGGCCGCACCGGTGAAGTTCCAAAACCGATTGGACTTCGTACCACTGCAATCAACTGGGGTATTCAGCTTGACTGGTCCTTCCCGGCTGATACAGGTGACACGCTCCAGACCGAGTTGCAGTATTCAGTAAACGGCAACGGTGATAACCCTCTGCTGCTTGCCGGAGTTCCTTATCCGCAACACACCTACACACAACTGGGCTTAAAGGCTGGTGTTGAATTTTGGTACCGGGCTCGCCTGGTCGACCGTATTGGTAATCAGAGTGACTGGACCGACTGGGTTCGTGGCCAATCCAACGCGAATGCTGACGACTACCTGGGTGATATTGCCGATGACTTCCTTACCTCTGCAGACGGTGACCGCCTGACTGGCGACATTAACACTGACCTCGAAGCCGCTTTGCAGAACGCGCTGGCCAACCATGGAACAGCGGAACACCAGTGGGCGCAGTACGGCGAGGTGCGCGCGGATATTCTGGTGGTTAAAACGACCATTGCGCAGGTCGATAAGGCCATGGCTGAAATGTCGACGCAGGTGCAGGCGCAGTTTAATGATGTGACCGCCGCGCTGGAAGATAAGCTCACCGCCGTGGTTGATGCGACCGGAGCATCTGCAATTTACACCCTTAAAACCGGCGTCCGGATTAACGGCGTGATGTATAACGCCGGGATGTCGATTGCCGTGCTGGCCGAAGCGGGTAAGCCGGTAGTCACCCGTGTCGGCTTTAACGCCAATCAGTTCGTCCTGATGAGTGGCAGCGGTGATACGCAATATTCACCGTTTGCGGTGGTCAATGGTCAGGTCTTTATCAGCGATGCGTTTATTCAGGATGGCAGCATTACCAATGCCAAAATTGGTAATTTTATCCAGTCGAATAACTTCGTTGCGGGTTCAGCAGGCTGGCGCATTGATAAAAATGGAAACGCTGAATTACATGGCAAACTTTACGCTGACAGTGGCCAGTTTGCATTTAACGGTACCAATAACACTGTCGTCATCAACGGGAATGGGCTGACGGTTAATTTGTCCGGTGGTGGTCGGGTTGTAGTCGGGAGGTGGTGATATGCCTGAGGGGATATTAATCGACTATAACGATGGCCGTCCGGTGATGGCGATTACTGCGGGGCTTCGTGCCCCGAGTTTTTGCACATCGTTCTCGGGCTGGTCATCTCAGTTCATGCAGTACCCTGTCAATACAGCGCTTGTTCCTGGCTCACAGGCTATCGTGGTGCCCACCAATCCCATTTACATCTATTCCTTTGCTGAATTTGATGTGGCCATTATGACCAGCGTCACCCGAAACGGTGACTCAGGGGTCATTATCGGGGCTGAGACAATCGGAGGGAAAAGCATTGTCCCTGACTGGTCAGGCTACGTTATGGAACTGCTGCCTGCGGCGACATATAACGAAGGATTACTGGTTTCAAACTCGACTGACTTCACCGCTATATCCAATCAGGCCGCGCTGATGACCTGCGCTTATTCCGGGCGCATTACTGTTAGCGGCAGCGCGCCGCTTCCGGTGGGCGGTATTCCTTTCGGTAAATGGGATAACCCGAATGTGTCGGTAGGGTTTGATGGCGGCAATATCATCGTCCGCGATATTTCCTACACAGGACGGGACGATGTGGCCGGAACGGCGACGATTGATCTGGTGATATTCAATCAGAGTGCGCCTGTCGGCGGCGACGGTATCACGATGACCAACGCCGCAGGCCAGGTGACGTTCTCCACGGTGAAACGCCCCTTTGTATATGACAGACAAATCCAGATTACCGATGCCTTTCAGGATATTGGCGGTGGATTCTGCCAGATAGTCTATACCGGCGTTCAGGTACGTATGCTCAGCGGATGGGGAAATATCAGAACTAAAGGGGTGGTCATGTCAGGCGGTAGCGTCAGGTCGGCCTACAACAAAGTGTTTGCGAATCGCAACTCCGGTTCATGGGATATGACCCGAAACAGAAATATCGCCATGCCCATTCTTATTCTTCCGAACATGTACTGAGGAAAAACTATGTCAGCAGGAACATTAAACCTGACGAATAACTCTGCTGCGGTTGCTGGCAACGGGACCGCGTTTACCACCGAGGTGGCGGCCGGAGATTTTATTGTTGTCACTGTCGGAGGTGTTCCCTATACGCTTCCGGTTAAGTCCGTGGAAAGCGGTGTCGCACTGACGCTGGTCAGTAACTTTACCGGACCAACACAATCTGGCGCGGCCTGGTCAGCTGTTCCTCGTGTGGCGCTGAATATGGTCACCGCAGCGCTGGTGGCACAGAGTGCAGAAGCCCTGCGCGGACTGAATTACGACAAACAGAACTGGCAGCAATTTTTCACTGCTGATGATGATGTAACGATTACGCTTCCTGATACCAGCCAGACGACGGGTCCATCAGCCAAGAAATTAATCGGTAGCGTAACAGGCAAGATGGATAAAAGCCAAAATCTGAACGATATTCCTGATAAAGATGAAGCCAGAAAAAATATCGGATTAGGTTCTAGTGCAACCAGAGATGCCTACAGCTCTACGGGGAAAATGCTATCTGAAGGAGATTTTGGTGTCGGTAGTAGTTACCCGCCCGCTTTAGCTGTCAATAACCCGCAATCAGGGCTTTATACGATAGAGGGCGACAGTTCACAGGTGCCACCACAGGCGACTGGGACTGGTTGTGGTGTTATCCATATCAATGGTAGTTCATACGGATTAGATATTGCGGGGGTAATGGGCGGCGGAGGTCGGTTATTTGCAAGAACATATTACAATAATACAGGACGTGAATGGCGGGAGTTTTACAGTACAGGGAATACAACGGTCGATACCAATGGTTTTATTAAAAAAGCCTCCCCGGTCATTAAACTCAAAGGTGACGGTACGGCGGTGTTAAATGATGAGGCGGAAGGCGTAATCACTGAGCATATCAGCGCTGGCGTTTATAAAATTTCCGGTGTTCTGGGTTTCCACTCCGAACCAATATGGGGAGGCGTGGATGGTGGTTTCGTTATCCCGGCTAATACAAATGGTCTGCCATTGCTGTGGGTAGATTATGAAATTGACCCGGATGGTTCTATAACGCTTAAAACGTATCACCGGACTCACGACAGTGCGCCAGAATTTGCACGAAATCTGATTGGTATTAAAAATGAAGATGGTTCGTTTACTGAAACGGTGCGGGATGGTGAACCGGTTGATATCCCCGCTGGCCGCTGGGTAGACCTGCGTGTTGAGATGCCCCGGAACAGCCTCTGGAATATTAAACAACAGGAAGCACAGGAAGCCAGGGAAAAAGCTGAACGCGAGCGTCAGCAAAATCAGCAGGGTACAAAGTTGTAAAAATGGATAGTTGCCGCAACCACACCGTATGCAAGAGCATGATTGCGGCCGACTGGCGAACGTTCGATAGTGCGAGTATTGAATGATTGCCAGTCACGGCGGATTGTACTTAAGCAATATGACGGTTCAAGGTGTTTAATCTGAAACCAGCCACATATCAGACTCTTCAAACATTTCCTGAACAGTACGGCTTATCTGTTCCTTCTCATGCTTGCTGGCGTCAGTGTTGATCGCCGGCAGCGTCATCATCGGTTTTACCCGAACATCAGCATCGGGGAAGATCCGGTGAACCCTCTTAGTTAACTCGCCCAGAATGATATCTTTTGCACCGGGCAGACCATCAAAATTCCTTTTGTCATAAACGAGTTCCACGAACATTGCTCATTGCCTCTTTACTGGATGGATATACAGTGTTTATACTGTGTTTTTATCCGGTATTCAAGAGAGGGCGTGATGATGCCACGACGCAGCGATATTGAAATAGCCTGGTATGCTTCGATACAGCAGGAACCAAATGGCCGGAAGACCGTCACCACACAACGGTTTGTCCATGAACTGAGCAAGGTTAACTGGAACTGGACGATGAAGCAGGCCAACGAATGGATCGAGTGGTATGTGACAACATTCCGCGATGTATCAACGCAGGAAGGCGAGAACCGTACTTTTCAGCTGTTCAATCCAAATGGAGGACTCTAGCCATGGGCTTTCCTTCACCTGCCAGTGATTACGTCGAAACAAGGATTTCCCTCGATCAGCAGCTTATCAGTCAGCCATCAGCGACTTATTTCATGCGGGCATCGCGTTCACATTTCAGGGAAGGAATAACCCAGGGGGCGCTGCTTGTTGTTGATGCGTCACTTTCTCCCTGTGATGGCTCGCTGCTGATATGCGCGATAGACGGGGAATTCAGGATCAAGCGATATCGGACTCATCCTCAACCCCACCTCGTTAATCTGGAGAACGGGAGAAAGGAGGCGCTGCCAGTAGATGATGGCGGTTACAGTTCTGCACCCGCTATATTTGGGGTGCTTACTTACATCATCAATGACGCCAGGAATGCAGAGTTTGATGATTGCCCGGTGATGTGAGCACATCACTGTTAAGTGAAGTATGAAGTGGGGTTACGTGGTTGAGGTTAATTATCATTTCTGTCTGGATTGTTAGACAAACCAATCCCTACTTTTACCGCAGCGAACAACATGATGCACAGAGTGGTAATCACGGCAAATACCAATGAGAGACTAGTAATCATAGGGCTTCTTAATGTCAGATGAATTCTATTGTCAGACAACTGTATAGAGAAAAGGTTCCTGGCAATTATCGTGCTTGCTACTCAAGAGGATATTACAATCCGATAGATCGTAGTTGGCTGGTGATCTGTCGATAGTTTCACCCCAATAATTCCCCGGAGTTTCCCCGTACAGAAAACAGACATAAAAAAACCAGCCGTAACAGGCTGGTTCTTAGAGGATTTTTGGTCGGCACGAGAGGATTTGAACCTCCGACCCCCGACACCCCATGACGGTGCGCAACCATTTCAATGGCAGCGATGTGCCAGAAGCGGAAGTCGCTAATTTCGATCTGTGTTTATCACTAACTACATTACATATTGCACAATTCTGTCTACAGGCTGGTCATCACTTTAAATACCCATTGGTCGCGATTAGCCTCTGGAAAATTTTGTGTCTGTGCTTAACCGCTGGGATTATCGTTTACACATCATAATCGAGAGGATAAAGTCATCCACAGCAAATTTATACTGGATGATACTGTGAAGATTGAAATTGATACACTTTCAAACTATCTGAAAGCAACTATTGAAAATCATGTTCATCATACGAAAGAAGAACCCAACTTAATGGGGATGATCCATGAGATGGACAGGATTTTTCATCAAGAGATATTCGCCAAGGAATATGACGCAAACGCTGCAACCATACTGCTGGCGATGAACTCATACATGATGCTCTCAAATGCAGTTCTTCAGGCATTATCTGGTCACCAAGTTGCAGTATTTCCGGTAGCTCGTGCTGCATTAGAGTCTGCCTGCTATGCTTATCTGACATCATCCGATAAGAAGATGAGTGAAATCTGGTTTAACAGAGGTAAGTCCAAAACTGCAACTGATAACTGCCGAAAGGCGTTTACTATCGGAGCGGTGGTAACCAAACTAAGTTTTATCTCACCAGATATGTCTGACTACCTGAAACAACTCTACGAATGGTCTATTGAGTATGGCGCACACCCAAACATTAAAGCCATATCTCACCATTTGCGTGACAGCGGTGAGGTTGATGAAAAGTTTCACGCCTTTTCACATATCGGCGTTTATGGCGAAAACAGTTATCAGGTCAACAGCGCCTTATTGATCTGTGTTCATGTTGGACAGGCTATTGCATTTCTGCTTTCTGCGTCAGCTAAAGACCATCCTTTTATTAATGAACGAAAGGATGTGTTTCAAAACTGGATGGATGAGAACAATCAAATCATGGATGAGATTTCAGCAGAGCTAGATAAAAATATGTCATAGCACCCGGATGGAACCCAACAAGACTTGTATTCGTGACCTTGTAGTGTTTCTGATGAGCTTAATCGAGACAAACACGCTGACCGAAAATGCATCTGAACGGCCTACTATTTTTATCACTGCCCACAATGGACACGCGCTTAGGTTTTCGTTTTAAATATTTATCAATCACCAGTTACCCGCTGATTAAGACACATCAATGTTAGTCATACATTCGCGGTTATTAGAACAATTGCGAATTTCCGGTCCTCACTCAAATCAGACGTTTTTCCCTGCCGCATTGTACATTAACGCATAGTTTGTATTAACTCTGGTCCTTGATTCTTAACATTCCCTACGGCACGCATCACGGCGTGCCATATAAAATTCTCAGCCGGCACGGAACCATCGGCCGCAATTTCCGCAGCTTCTTTCCCTCCAACGTCCTGCCTCATCCATTCGCGAGCAGCATCTGGTGACAGTACCAGTGGCCGCCTGTCGTGAATATCTACCAGTCCTTTGTCTGCAGCAGCCGTCACTATCAGGAATCCTTCTGCTTCATCTCCACGTTCGAATGGTGTGCTGCCTATCGCCGCCATGAATATCGGCTGGCCATCGGCCCGATGAATGAAGTAGGGCTGCTTTTTGTCACCTTCCTTTTTCCATTCGTACCAGCCATCAGCAAAGCAAATGGCACGCCCATGCTGCCAGAGTGGTTTAAACATTCTGCTGGTAGCCGCAGTTTCAGATCGAGCATTAATTAGCGGTGGCTTATCCCACCAACCGGGGGCGTATCCCCAGATAACTGGATCAAGATGCAACTGCTCATCACGTTCGCTCAGAAGCAGAACTTTTGTTCCTGGCGCTACGTTGAATCTTCCGATGGGTTCTGGATCGTATGGAATGTCGCATTCTGATTCATCAGCAAGCAGGGCAAGATAATCTTCACGCGTCATTGACTGTGAAAAACGTCCACACAT